CAATTTCTTCTTTTATCAAACTTCCTACACTTGAAAAGTGCGAACATAAAAACAGTTTCATCCATATCCTCCTTAATAAATTCAAATTTACTTCAACCTATTTTCAACCCATTCATCAAGTTTCTCACGGCTGAAAATATAGTTTGCACCTGCCACAGTATAAGTTCCATCCAGTTCGCCAGAGGCAAATAATTGATCTACATCTTCGTCAGTGATACCGAGGTATGCTGCAACTTCATACTTAGACAGATAGTTGCCATACTGTTCATCCTGTGCCTGCGTCACCACAGACAAATTGGACGGCACCTGTGTTGTATTGGGCATTTCTTTACTGATAAGCCAACCCGCAACAACAATGCTGATACCGATGACACAACAGCCAAGAAATTGGGATAGGTTAAAGTCCTTCATACAATCGCACTCCTTTATCAAATTCCGATTTGTTGCTCAATTTTCGTATTCAAATTATACCATAAAACTTGTGAACAACTCAACCGCAACTTTGGACTATATGAGAAAAGTCCGAACAGTTTTCTGCCAGGACTTTCCCGCTCAATCGTAAATCAATTCTGCTCTGGAGGTCAACGGTATTCGGCTGGACTGCACGAATGATGAGGTCGTCGAGGTCGGTCTTGCTGTCGCCTCCGGCGCGATGGACTACGAGGCGCTGTTGGCGTGGATGCGAGTGCACCGTGTTTGACCCACTTTTGACCCAGAATCCGAAAAAAGCGGGCAGGGCTGGACGGAAACAATGGAAAATCCGCCGAGCGAACGGTGGTAAAAAGCACAAATCGGAGCCGAAACTGCTCCGATTTTCCCTTGAGACAACCTACGGACCAGAAGGCCGGGGGTTCGAATCCCTCACGGCGTACCATTGAGCGCATATCCGAACCCTACATCGTGTGGGGAACGGTGTTCGTTCAAACCAAAAGACACTCCTTACCTTAATCGGTAGGGAGTGTCTTCTTTTATTCTTCGCCGGAATACCCGTTTGCTCTGGCACATTTCAGCGCACCCAAGATCATCTTGTCTTGAGCCAGAGTTCGTTCTTTTAGCTCATAGAGTGGAGTGCGGCGATGATCGTCCCATTCAATGAGCTGCTTTTTGTCATGAACGACTTGACCTTCATAGAGATTGATAACCTTGTCGAGCGTGATTTCTTTCAGCACTTGCATTTTCTCACCCCGGAGCGTCCTCGTCTGAGGTTTCTTTTGACTTGACCTTAATGCCGTACAGAATGGCGAGTTCGGCAGTCCAAGCCGCAAACCAGCCGACCGTCAATTCTGTGTCAACTGTGTGACCGCAGGCGTTCAAAATCAGAACCACAACAGCGTACCAAGTCAGATTGAAGATGGACAAGATCGTGAACTTTGTACGCTTTCTCATTCTTTTCTTCTTCGGCTTAGGTTGCACTCGTTTACCACCCATAGGAAGCCCTCTCAGCGACTCAGGAAGCGTTCATGCACGAAGCCAGTATAATTTACCCTCTTGTGCGAGAACGCCACATAGAGCCATTTAACACCATTTACAACGGTATAGTAGCCGTAGTTCTTGACGGTGGTTCCCTTGGGGATTGTCACCAGCACTCTACTGTCCGTCCCGGCAGCGTCACGAACATTCAGGCCAGCACCAGCGGTCACGGTGTAAGTGCCTGCCACAGCCTTATTGAAAGACCGTGCGACACCTTTTGCCTTGACCTCGGTGGTAGGAACGGGCTTGACCATTTCGGGCTGTGCGGGAGTCACGGTTTTATCGTAGATCACATAGGGGAGGTGTCCGTGCTTCTTCCACATACGAGTATTGTACCCGTTCTTTTTTCCGATGTTGCCGACAGCGGTGATCTGCACATTGTTCGCCCAACGAGGGGAACACTCGACCGCCAGACCGTTTCCGATATACACACCGATGTGTCCCGTAGTCCACACCACCTCACCGGGGTCAACCTTGTCCCACCCGGAAGCAGTAGCGTCCTTGCACCTCTTAATCATAGTGTCAGCGCCCTCGTCAGGTACGCCGTTGGTGGCATATTTTGCGCCGCCGTAGGACTTGGTTTTATCACCAGTCCAGCCCCATAAAACGGCTTTGATAAGGTTCACGCAGTCAAAGCCGAAGGTGTCAGGGGTCGCCGCCATAATCATAGCGGTACGAGCTGCCGCCATGTTGTAGGGGTGGTTCTTGATATACCGAGACTTGTTTGTGTCGGTCAGCGGCGCACCAAAGCACCCCATGACATACAGGGTCTTGTAGTGCTTGGCAATATCAACGACCTTGACAACCAGTTCACTTGATTTCATCATAGCTTTTACCCTCCTTGGTAGCGTCCAAAATGGCCTTGAACTTCGTAAATGCTTCTGTGATGTACTTACAGGACACCATAAGTACCGCACCAATAATCACCAAATTGCTGAAAATATCCACATACTCAGCCGGAATTTCCCACCCGACCATATCCGCAAACAGCGGCAGCGTGGTAATAGCCACACACAGCAGGGTCAGACCGCAGACAAAAGCGGTGATCTTCAAGCCGGAGTTTATCAACTTTTCCTTGCTGAACGGTTCCAGCAGGACTTTGATGTTGTAATACAGAGAAAAAGATACATTGGAAAGGTAGGCACACAGAAAAATCAGCATAGCCCAGCCGATGTTCGTCAGGTTGTGCAAAATGGTTTCGAGCATAATTTTTACCTCCAATTTTTAATTTAGGTGAGTTAGGTGAGTAATCGGGCGTTTTTCCTATAAAGTCCCTCTTATACACGCATACTAAGAGAAAATTATAGGGATTTTGACCCGATTACTCACCTTTATCACCTTACTTTCGGGTCATGCAGGCTTGTGAAAGCCCTCCAAGTCCTCGATACGGCGGTTGATGACCTTGATCTGTTCCTCAACCACAGGTACACGCCTTGCGAAATTGTTGTGTTCCCGCACTTCACGGGTCAGTTCGTTCAACTTGGTTTCGATGACCGCCTGCTGCTTGTCCAGTTTTGCATCAACCTTACTGGCAGACTTGCCGGACGAGTAGATGATACCAAGCAGGCTCAGACCACCCGTGATAATAGCGACCAGAATTGCGTCACTCATGTCCTGCCCCCTTTTTTACTTGCCGGTGTATTCTTCCCAGCCAGCGGGATAAGCGTCCGGGGAATACACATTTCCGTCAATCAGACTGCGGTACAGCTTGTCGTTGTAACTCACAATGTCACCCTTGTTGTAAGCGTCATGAGCGCCGGTGGGCTGAGTCCACACGGGATAGCCAGAGGGGGTCAGGCCAATCGGCGTGTAGAGAGCGGGAAGTGCGTCAGGCTTCCAATCTGCTTGAGAAGTGTGCGCCTGTACTACCTTGTAGAGCTGCGGGTCGCCTACACCGTTCACACCGTAGGTGAAATAATCACCAACAGCATAGGCATGACCGACCTGATAGGGGTCATAGATGGTTGCAACCACCATCGCAGAGTCTTCGTCAAGGCTTTTGGCGAACATCTGAACAGCCTTGCGGAACTGCTCAGAATTACGAATGTCGTTCGGGTCAGTCAGCAGAGCGGTCAGACTGGAAGCGTAAACGCCATCGTCCACTTCTTCGACCGAAACCGTTTCAGCACCGTCCAGTTCGGGGTGTCCGTTGACATGGTACACGGTACCGTTCAAGGCAATACCCTGTGCATTGTCCTCGACCGTCAGGCCGTAGCAGCCGTTTTCCTGCATACATACCCAAGTTAGATTGCTCACAATGCCGAGAACTGCGTCCTTCTTGATGATTTTATACATGGCTTTTCCAACCTTTCTCGTCCGGGTAGAACCCGTACAATGATTTGAAATACTGATTAGTGCGCTGTCGCACCTTGAAGCTGTGACCTCGCTTCATGTGACCGTTGTAGGAGTCTACGGAACACCGAATATCAGCCAAGGTCATTTCGCCCCGGTCGAGCTTTCCTCGGAAAGCCCTGAGCTTGTGTCGAACGATTTTTGTTGAGTCCCTATTCATCTTCCGAACAACCTTTCCGGTCGGTGTGATGATGAACCTCGTTTTCAACCAGTGGTAATAATCTCTGAGAGGAATGACCCTCGTCTTCTTCAAGTTCAATTCCAGACCGCACTTCTCGCAGATGATCTTTAACCCGTCCATGCAGAGATACAGGTCATCAATGTCAGGGCTGATTGCCACACCATCGTCCATGTATCGCTCATAGGCTTTGATACGGCAGACCTCTTTGAAATAGTGGTCGATCATATTGGGAAGCATGAGGGCGTTCGTCTGAGACACCTGACTGCCAAGACCCAAGCCCACAGAACCGAAGTCTGTAATAAAGCTGTTCGCAAGCTCCCTGATTTTCGGGTCATGAAGTCTGCGGTCGGCTTCACGGAACAGCGGCTCATGTGGAGCTGAGTCAAAGAAGCTGTGAAAATCGTAAAGCAGAACCCCTCCTTCCAGACCGTACTTCCTGTAATGCCGTTGAAGATAACAGGTCATACGGCGCAAGGCGAAGTCCATACCTCGGTGTTTCAAACTGGCTGAGTTGTCATAGATGAAACAGGCCGAATAGATGGGAACCAAGCAGTAGTCACACAGACACTTTTGAACCGCTCGTTCCGTGATATGGACTGATCGGATATACCGCTTCTTCCCTCGCTCCATGATGGTGAAAGCGTGAAAACCACGGTGCTTGAAGGTTCCGTTTTGAAGTTCACGATGGGTTTTTGCGATGATCGGAATGATATTGCCGATATACCGCTGAGTTGAGTTTTTCCAGTAGACACCCTTACAGCATTTCTTCCCGGAAAGGTAAAGGTGTCTGAACGAAAAGACTTCATCGAAATCACCACATTCTTTGCTTCGCCGCAGACGAGCTTCGTCCCGCTTGGCTTTCCTGCGCTGATAACGGGCTTCTCTCCGTTCTTCACTTGTCATAGAAGGTTCCCCTCCGTACAGTCTTATTGTCGGGTACGGGTTCTAACTGCTTGTAGTACCAGCCATGAAATGAGCTACCGTATAATCGCTCACCATGCAAGAAGCGTCCGGCTGACTACATCGGACGGGGTGTTTTGGCTTGGTAGCCGGGAACAAGCCCTCCCTCTGCAAAAGGTACTGATTTCGCCCAAAGGGGTTACTACGACTGACCTATGCGAAGTTGCAGAGTCCGAAGGACACGCCATTGGAGTTGCTGGCGTTGTTATTGTTGGCGTTGCCGTTGTTGTTCACATTACAGAAGTTGTTGGTGTTGCCGGAATTAGGAGAACGCTCCCACCAGTTGTTCGCAGAAACGGTAACAATTACAGGGCTTGACCCAATGAAAAACTCACGCAGGGAGGTCTTTATACCTCTCGTGGTCAGCTTTCCGAACCTTGGAGATAAGCTGTGCTTCGTCCGTGATGTACTCTCCAAATTCCTTCATGGCGTGGTCAATCCACGGACATTTTTCAGGGTTTTGAAGAATAGCGTCATAGAGTAAAGTCAGCTTCGGGCTGAGATTTTGAAGGGCGATGTTGGCGTTAATCAGGTGATCTCGCCGCATTTGCGCTTCATGCTGATTGTGCGGGTAGATGTTGTTCGCCGCTCGGACTTCCTCGTGAACCGTGGAAGCCAGCTCGAAGATACGGTTTGTCAGCAGAGGTGCGTATCTTTTAGGAGCCTTGGTGCAGACGGAGAAAGCGTGAAGCTCTAACCGTCTGGCGGTTTCGATAAACTGCATGGAGCTTTCGCCACGCATAGCTTTGATGACTGACACGCCAACATTCCTTTCTTACACCGCCCCTGACGGGGCGGGATTGATGTTGATGAAACCGGGGATTAAACGCAGAAGCCGAAGGACACGCCAAGGGAGTTGCTGGCGTAGTCATAGGTGGCGTTGCCGCCGTTGTCCACACTACAGAAGGTGCCGGTGTTGCCGGAAAGAGGAGAACGCTCCCACCAGTAGCTCGCAGAACCATTGACCTTCTTAATGGTGCTGTTGCCAGCGGTGTAATACTCGTATTGCTTACCCTCACCAGCGTAAGAATACTGAGTAGCACCAAAGACTTCGATCTCGGACAGAAGGAACAGCTTGTCGGAAGTGGTTTCCAGACCGGAACTGCTGTTACCTACGCTGGTCACTTTATTGACGAACTTCAACACGCTTTTCAGGTCGGAGGAAAACTGGTTCAGCAGCGTTGCCATTGTGGAGGTACGCATAGTGGAACCACGCCAGCCGTTCACATTGGTGTTGGAGCCGTTCATGGAATAGGTGGTTTTCAGGCAGTCAACCAACTGGAAGGTAATACCCGCCTTGGTGCGACCGCCATCTGCGGTAGTCAGAGTGTCGTGGTCAAAGCCGATGATCTGCGCCGCATAGGTCACGCCGTTAACGGTAATGTTCTTCTTGTCACCGACCTTCCAGTAGTTCGGAGCCTGACCGAACTTGGAAACAGCAGCGATGTTGTCCCAAGAGGTAGCTTCCAGCGTAGCGCCAACTACGAAGGGATAGACATACACGATACCGATGACTTCCAGCGTGTAAACCTTGGTTTTCTGAGAACCGTTGTAAGTAAACACGATAGTCCAGTCACCCAGCTCGGTCGGGTACAGAGTGGCATAGCCGGTCGAAGCAACCTTGCCGGTCAGAGTTTTACCGCCCCTGCTCATGGTGACGGTCGAGCCTATATCAGCGATGACACGCACCTCGGCGGGAGAACCCTTCTGGCTCAAAGCATACAGAGCGTCATTCACCGTGGGGTCGTTGCCGCTCAGTTCCAGTGCCGACTTGGTGGTGTCGGACAGCAGATTTGCCTTGCTCATGGCTGTGCCGACCACATCACAGCCTGCGGCGTTCAGACCAATGTCGAGGGTGGCGGTTCCGGCGAGAAGCTGTGTGCGCCATTCCTCGAAGGTTGCAGGCATATCGGTAGGAGCCTTGATAGAACGGGACTTACCGTTGCCCTTGATGACAGTATCTTTCATGAAATTTCCTCCTTACTCTCCGCAGTTATACAGACCAACATAGGCGAAAGCGTCCACCGTGCGGTCGATCTTGGAATATAGTTCGGTTTCTACCTCGGTCAGTGTTGTGTCGATGACATACAGGAGATATTCAATGTTGTTTGCCGTGGAAAAAGTGAGATTGTCCAGACTGCTCGGAACCAGCGGTGCGTCCGGGGGAAGCGTGAGCTGCTTTCGGAGAACCGTCAGGTTGTTCAAGTAGGCTTTCACGAGAGATTGGGTGGGCGTATCACCCATCGCCCAATTCGTCTTTGCCGCAACCACCACCGAGGAAGGGTCATACGGAACATGGTAGATCGGGTCATCAGCGACTCCTTTCTCCGCTCGGTATGCCGCCAACTGTCCGGGGAGAGAAGTCATGCGGTTAGCGATATAGGCTACCGCCTGCCCTACACGGTTCATGTCCCCGTAATTGTAAGCACCCTTCATACCAGCCATGTACTCGGTCTTTTCCTCAGCGGAAAGGCTCGAAAGCCCTTCCGTGAGGATTTTGTTTTTCAGGGTAAAAACCCTGTCCACATCGGCCTGTGTGCGGTCGTAGACGAGATTATCAATAATACTCATATCAGACCTTTCACCTTCAACTTTCCGCTCAGAGAGCCGTTAAATGTGATCTCGTCCACCAAGATCAATGCGTCCATTTCATCGGTGTAGAGCGTCTGCAAGCCAATCACATCGCCCACTTCCAACTCAGGATTGCCACGGTACTTTGTCTGATAGGTGTTTCTCATTTGCAGATACTTTTTCACCTGATCGGCAAGAGCGGCGCACATCGTATCGTTGGTGATAAGGGGGTTTTCCTCCTTGTCGATTTCTCCATCGAGAGCCACGGGATAGGAAACGACCACCGAGTTCTCAGACAGAGTTTTGCCGGTAATGACTACGGTTTTAGTGCCGGAGGATAACACCAAATCCGCAGCTCTGGCGTAAATGTTGGAGGATACCAACGAGCCGCCAGAAACAGAGATGGAAACATCTTGTGCAAGACCAGAGAACTCGACATGAAGCTGAGTTTCGGTGGTCGTTCCCTCGAAAAGTTTGGTGGTATCATTTGCCGCCGTATACGCATACTTAGCGACAGACACCGCTTTGAGCTGGTCGATCTTTGCGATGGATTGGGAGTCCTTACCAATCGAGTCAAAGTCCAGTGTGAAGTCCGTTTCACGGTAGTAGAGCTTGCTCACCCGCATACGGCGGTACGGCAGGCCACCGTCCATCGTTACCTCGATCTTGGTACAGTCAATCGCCGCTTCGCTGTTGACAAACACCTCCGCAGAAGTAATACCCTTCACAGTCTGCGTGTCCAGCAGCTTCGTCCCGGCATAATACTTCACCTGAATAGAGGTGGGGTACTCGTCCAAGGGGGTATCAAAGCGGAGAGCCAGCACGGGAAGATCGTGAGAAACATCAAAGGTCTTGGTGAAGGTCGGCTTCGTGGTATAAGTGCCATCTGCCGCAGTCATCGCTTCACTGATAAACCCTCGACCGGAGGGGTCGGTGTCTTCGACAATGACCTGATCTCCACCGTCCAGTGTCCAGCGGTTCAGTTCCAACGCCGCATAGGTGTCACCGACCTTGTTTCCACGGTCAACAGTGTCCCACTCGCTGTACCACAGATGACCGTTATCCGCCCATACGCCGCTGTAAATACCAACCACAGTCACGCCGAAGGGCTTGATGTGAATGATATTGTCATCGTCTGTAAACAGGCGGCAGCGGCAGGCGTGAGCGATCAGTTGCAGACAATTCATGTGCGAGTCAATAGGAAGCGCCGCCGTAGTGAACATCTGCTTCAAGGTTGAGTCAATCACCCACGGGTGCGTACCCTGCGCTGTCAGCGTCAGGTCTGCGTCCAAAAGCACTTCCTCAGCCATGTCATAGAAGTTTTTGGAACCGAGCTTGCTCTTGTAAAAGGTTCCGGTCAGACTTCCAACCAGACCTGTCCCTGTGAAGGTGGCCTGATTTTTGGCGGCTTTCGGTTTGCTGTTCAGCACATATTTGTCCGCTTTCAGCCACTCGACCTTACCCGTGGGAAGCATATAACCGTATCGGAGAGAAATCGGTGACTTCTTATCCAAATAGGCATAAATACCTTTCGGGTTATCCGGGTCATAATTGTGTTCGTAGTCCAAAAGAACGAACTGCATGGTTTCCTGCGGCAGTCTGCGGGAGAGCGGGTCTACATCGTGAGACTCCCTGATGGAAACAATGTCATCATTTCCAAATTTCTTCTGCACACCATAGAGAACCTGTTGCAACCGAGGTCGGCGGTACGGAAGGGTGTTCCCCATTGTCAACACGATCTTGTCACAAGAAGCGACCTTCGTATCAATGACCACCTCTGTTCCCTCTACGGGAAGGGTCAGACTTTCCAGCACCGCCCCATTCAGGTAGAAATCAACCGTCACGGTGTCAGGCCATTCCTGATAGCGGGTGTCAAAAGTCAGCGTGATACCGGGGAAGGTATGAGGATTGCTGAAAGCACGGGTCAGCACCGCAGGGGTGGTGAACTTGCCCTCAGCATTACTCATGTGGCTCGAAACAAAGCCGTCATACATCGTCCCGGAAGAAGGAACGATGACCGTATTTCCGTCCAGCGCCCATCGGTTTAGTTCCAACGCCGCATAGGACTCCTGATAATCATATCCGTAGTCCAGTGTGTCGAACTCAGAATAGCTCTGCGCCCCGTTGCTGACCCAATTACCGTCTGTTGCCGCTGCCGTGTCCACCTGAGAGAAGGTGATCTCTACAAAGGACTGCTCACGAAGCAAAGACTTCATCGACAGCTTGTAAGCGTTGCTTACCTGTTTCACGGCTACACCTCCTTAGAACGGTTCGCCGCAGTCAATGATATTGACTTTACAGTTGATGTAGTCCGCAGGAAGCCCCGTGTTCGGGTCAAGATGGTACGGGGTAGCCGTGCGGTCGCTGGGGTACATCTTTCGGGTTGTCCAGCGGTTGTTCACCATGTCGGGATAAGTGACCGTCACAAAAAAGTTCTTATCAAAAATCTGCAACATGGTAGACCACTGTTCCGCTGTCAAGTAGCCCCAAAAGAGGTTGTTGAGCTTCTGTTGATCTCTGCCTACCTTCTGGCCTACCACAACGCCGTTGGCGTTTCTGGCAGAGTCTACGATGGTGGCAGACAGCAGCTCTAAGCCCCTGCGGGGCTGAGGAAACTTTGTGCCATTGATTGTAATGAAACTTTGCATTTCCTCAGCCCTCCTTAGTAGGCATTGGCGAACACGCCAGTAGATACTTGCCGACCACGCTTCTCCTTGTAGCGGTCGTAGGAATGACCGATCTCATTGTCGCCAATGACAACGGACATATCCTTTTCCTCCACGACATTCAGCAGAGCGTAAATGGCAGCGATCACGCCATCGTTGGCAACGGATACGCCTGCGGAGATACCCTCAACGATCTGGTCATTGTTGGCAACCGCCGTTCTGCGCCCCATCGCACCGACCATTTCCGCACCCGCTTCACGGGCGATAAAGAGCTGTCCTTCGTTCGGGAAACCGCCGTCTTCAAAGAACGGAATATGCGGAATATCCACCAATCGAATATCAAACGCCGGAATAAGCGTGATACCCATGACAGACAGGCCGTTGAACTGGATGTGGAACATATCATTGATTGCGTCAATGACACCGTTCACAAGTCCAATGATGGAGTTTGCCATCTGTCGCACAAAGCGAGTAATGGGGTTATCGTCCAGCGTCCATGCCGCATACGACAGGGACAGACCCGCCGCCAGTACCGCAAGACCAAGACCAACACCCGCACCGCTCAGGCACAGCAGGACACCGAGAACGATCAATGCGCCGCTGAGAATACCCGTGATGACCGATACGACTTTCTTAATGGAATTAACCACAAAATCCCAATTCAGGGTAGCAACAGCGCCAAGGCTCAATGCGCCAGCCGCCATCAGGCCAAGACCGAGAGGAAGGGCGACTCCGCTTAGAGCAAGGATAGCGCCGACAGCCAAGAGTGCGCCGCCGACAACGGTGGTAATCATGCTGATCTTCTGCTGAACATTGTCGGAGAGGTCATTCCAGTTCGGCATAATAGCCGTACCCATTATGACCGCACCCGCCGCCAGCAGAGCCAGACCCAACGGGATATTCGCCCCGGAGAATGCCAGTGCCGCACCAATAGCGAGGAACGCCACAGATACGACCGTGGTAATAATGGCAATCACATTCTGGATTTCATCGCTCAGGCCATTCCAGTTGAGAGCCATTACGGAAACCAGAGAAGTAGCACCAATCGCCATCAGCGCAATACCGAGGGGCATACACCCGGAGAAAGCGAGGATAGCGCCGAGAGCCAAGGTTGCTCCGCTGACCAGCAATCCTACTCTGGACAAGGGAGAAGCCAGAGCGTCCGGGATACTGTTCCAGTTCAGAGCTGCGGCAGATACAAGCGTGACAGCACCAACAGCCATCAGCGCAATACCCAGCCCGGTTGCGACCCCAGTAAAGGCCAACATAGCGCCTACCGCCAGAGAAGCACCCGCCAGAACTCCCGTTAAGGTGGTCAAAGCGTCAGTGAGGTGTCGGTCACTGTTATGCCAGTTGATAACAGCGGCAGATACAAGGCTTGCCCCTCCCAAGGCCATCAAAGCGATACCAAGAGGAAGGTTCGCCCCGGAGAACGCCATAATTGCGCCAAGAGCCAGCAGGAAGCCGCCGACAACACCTGTAATGAGAGCCAGCGTACTTGCCAGTTCGCTACTCATAGCAGTCCAATTCAGCCCAACGGTAGCCGCAAGGCCGACCGCACCAGCCGCCATCAGACCGACACCCAGCGGAATATTCACACCGGTTACGACCAGAATTGCACCTACCGCCAGCATAAAGCCGGAAACAATCGTGGTGATCTCTGCGAGAGTGTCCTCAATCATCTTCTTGATTTCACCAATGCGGGTCTGCACAGCGTCACCAAGGAAATCGTAGGTAGGCAAATCGAAATCAAATCCGCCTGCGCCACCAGCACCCGCCCCGGAACCGCTTCCCGTGTTGGGAGCAAAGACATTCAGCTCGTCAAAGCCTGCGGTGTACTGCTTCAGCTTCTTGGCAGCACCGGCAGCGTCATCGAGATTATCAGCCAAAGACCCAGCGCCGACAGCAGCGCTATTCACTCCTGAATAGTCCACCTCCGTCAACTTGAAACCCGCAAGGTTGGCAAGGGCATTGGCGATCTCTCGAATGACCTGAACAACAGCGATTGCATAGGGAAGAATTGCGTTCAGTGCGGGAATGAAGATGTTACCGATCGCTCGTGCGGCCTGTGTAAGCTGTGCCTGCAAGATACGAAGCTGGTTTGCAGGAGCTTCCAGCGTTCTCGCCATATCACCCTGAGCGGTTGTCACCTGAGTCATAATGGCGTAGTATCTCAGCTCGGCCTTTTCTGCCTGCGTCATGTTGGCAACGCTTTCCTTGATACCAAGGTTCAAAGCGGTCTGCTCCAACCGTGCCTGCGACAAATCGTAGCCCAAGCGCCGCAGAGGTTCCAACTCACCGGAAATACCGGACTGTAACTTCTGCATAGCGTCTTCAATGGAAATATTGAAGAAGGAAGAAATATCGTAGCCGAGCTGTGTCAGGTTTTGGCTCATGAGCTGCGCTCGTTCAGCCGTGTCACCGAAGCCGGTCAGCAGCGTATTGAAAACGCCCTGATTGCGGAGCCACTGTGCCGGGTCAATACCCATGACATCGGACACCTTTTCAGCGTAGTTTTGAGCTTCTGCGGCATACTGCCCCAAGGCAACCGTGAACAGGTTCAAGTCTTCTTGGTACTTATTGGACTCCGTGACCGCCTGTGCGATAAAATGACCGATTTTGCGGAAAGTGATTGCAACAGCGGCGACATTCAACGCTTTCAATCCACTCGTGAACTTCCCGGTCGTGGTGGTTGCTTTACGGGCAGAAGCGTTGTATTTCTCCGTGCTGGTAATCAGCTTTTGGATTTTGGACGGGAACGCCGAAAAGCCGTTGGACACCTTCTGCATTTCATCGGCAAAAGGCTTCATGGCGGCGGCAAGAGCGGTCATCTGCTGTGTGAACTTGTCAATGTCCGCCGCTTCCAAATCCTCGATCACCTTCGGCAGCTTGGAGAGCTGATTGATAAAGGTGGTCATATTAGCCTTACCCAACTCGGAGAGAGGGCGTAAACCGTTGGCAAGGGAAGTCAGCTTGTCGCCGTCTGTCCATTTTAGGCCAGCGAGAGCGGTGTTGATTGCCGTGAGCTGGTTGGCGATGGAGGAAGAAATCTTCACATTTCCAACCTGACTCAGAGCGGTCAGCGCATTGGTAAGCCGGGTGATCTTCTGCGAAGCGTCACCGCTGTTCAAGCCTTTCAGAGAATTGGAAAGCTCCCGAATACCCTGAGCGGTCTTGCTCAGACCCGTTGCGCCGCCGTTGGTAGCGGTTTTCAAACGATTGAGTGTGTTAATCAGGTTTTGAAGTCCTGTGACCGCCTGCGTACTGTCATTGACGATCTGAAACTCCAACCCCTGAATTTCCACATTGTCAGCCACTTACGCCACCACCTTTCTCTTGAAATTTCTTATTGACCGATACCATAAAGGCTTCCATGTATGCCTTGGCTTGGTCATCGTGTTTTTCTTGAAGTTGCTTCTGCTGTTTTTTATCCTGCCGACTGAACAGCTCGTAGGGGCTTTCCCGATACGGTGTGGGCTTGGTTCCCTTCTTGGCGAAAGCACGAAGAACCGGGGCGGCATCAATAAGCGCTTCGTAAAAATAAGCTCCTTGGAGCCAAGCGTCTTGATTTCTCAGGTCTTGCCTGATCTGCGCCGCCTTTCGGTAATACTTCACTAATTCACAATCCTGTTCCCAAAACTGCTCATAGGTCATACCGATGGAAAGATAGTACGGGAAAACCTCATAAAATTTTGGCGTGTAAGCGAGAAGGGGAGCGGGGCGATGGTCGCCGCCGCCCCCCTCACTTCTGGAAGATCGGTCGCTTACCAGCCGGTCTTCCAGCTCAGGTTTCCCTCGTTGCCCTCCTGCTCAGGCTCGTCCAGCAGACTCAGCAGGGGGTCGTTATACATCTCTACCAGAGCGGCAATCAGCTCGTCCTTGTGGTTCATACGAGCGTAAATGCTGTCGATCACATCACGCTTTACGAACCGATGATGGGCGAGGAACGCACCAGCAAACAGAGCCGGAAGCAGAGTCATAGGCTTGCGCTCCACATCGGCGGCAACAAAGCCGTTCTTCTCCATCGCTTCAACGGTCTTGCGGGTGTATTCCAGCGTGTAGGTCACACCGGTAGTGGGGTCATTGATTGTCAACTGCTTTGCCATGATAAATCCTCCTTATCAATACGGCGATTATTGGTGTCTTAGGTTGCGGAGAAAGCGATGGGGGTGGAAGGAGCGATGGTGATGTTCATGTTCACCACTTCGTTCACGCCGCCGCCCACGGGATACACGGACAGCTCACCGTCAAAGCTGAACTTGCCGTTAGAGCCATCGGGAGTAACAGTGCCATCGCTCTCGGTGCCGCCAAACCAGACCGCATAGCTGACCTTCTTGCCTTCCAAAGCCTTGAGGGTCTGGAAATCAGCCAGCGTGTAGTTGGCGGTGAAGGACAGACCATCGAGGGACTGGATACCGGCGATGTAGGTCTGCATATTGTCGCTCAGGGTGGTGGTTTCCAGCATTTCGGGTTCGCCGCCGAGGTCAGGAAACTCCTTAATGTCGATCAGCTTGCTCCACTGTTCACCAGTGTCGGCTTTCTTCATCAGAAAAACCTTGTAGGTGGAAATAGCCATTTCATTTACCTCCTATAAAGAGTGGTTCCGTCCGTTTCAGCCTTGTATCGGGCAACCAGACGGTAGATTGTTGCGTTCTTCAAATTGGGAACCGGGGACAGAGAAATACGCCGGAAATTCTTGGCGTACATGAGATCGTCCACAAACCTCATGATTTTTCGGCAAACGGATTTCTTACCGCCTGCCTTATCGGAGTAGACATTCACCTCGTACATCAGCGTGGCGAACCTCTCCGTATCGCCGCTGTCCATGTGAGCTTCCGTGGTGTAGTTATCCTGCTCCACCAAGCTCACATAAGGGAAACGGGTAGGGGCATTGACATACTCGCCGCTGACCAAGATACCGGGAAACTGCGCTCTCAGGGCTTCCGCAATCGGCGTGTAGATTTGACTCTCCACATCAATCATGAAAACACCTCCTTCGCAATTCGGGTAAGCTGGAACTGCAATTCCTTCTTTGTTTCATACATCGGCATATTGGCAGGGTTGCCGTGGGTGATGACCACGAACCCGCCGTTTTTCTTCTCTTTCAGCACTCCGTTCGTGCCGGGTTCGCCGTAATAGCCCCAAGACTGTTGCTTGCCGTGACCTTGACCGTACTCGCCACGCTTCATATTGCGATCTCTGGCTTCCGGGTGGTTATCGGGATAGGTCACGCCTGTGCCGAACTCGATAAATAAAACCGCTTTACCGACTGCCACAATCGCCCTTGCATTTTCACCTCGATATTCCGCAGATACAACAACATCATTTGTGCCATCATAGGCTGCGTCATCGAAACACGCAGAAGCAATTCCAACCCCCATCGCAACTAAGCGTTCAAGAAAAACCGTTGTACGATTGCGAAGCCAAGTTTTACGATTTTCAGCTTCCCGTATCAGCCGCTCAATCCCTCTCCCGGAGAGCGGAATATTGATCGTCTGACTCACGATACCGTCACCTTACTGACCGCATAGGAAATGGAATTGAGGGACTTGGCGACCCGCTTGACCATGTAATCGTAGAGCGGTTTCCCGTCCTTGTCATACTGCGGTTCTTTGTCGATGAACAGCACGGTATTCTCGTCAATGGGGCAGCTCAGGTCATCGGTGACGATCACCTTGTCGTACCCTGCGAAATTACCGAACTGCTCCACCTGAGCGGAGCCGGTCGCCGCCGAGATATTGGCGTTCATCGCCACGGCAGGCTTGTAAACCACCAGTTCCTCGCCGGTTTCGTTGCCGTACTCGTCCTTGGCGGGAACCTTGCTGTCATACAGCAGATACCAGAAGGGCGATTTGTTGCGGTTCAGTGTTCTCATGCACTCAACCTCCCATCACAGCGGCAAAGGGAACAATGTCCCTCAGCAGCGTAGGCGGCACATCGCCGTCCTCATAGGAGCGGGAGATACCGTTCTCGCTGTGAGCGGTCTGCCCTTCGGCTCCCCGCTTGTTCAGCAGATACACGGCGATCTCCACCTGAATGTGAGCGTACTGGTCAGGAACAGCGGTCACGGTGGGGTCGAAGGGGTATGCCTTGCGGCACACCTTGTTTCCGGCGATAGAAAGGTAGGTGGAAAGCGTGTCCTCGTCTGTCTCGCCGGTCATGGCTTTCACCATTTTCAACTTCTCAGCGTCCGTCATGCTTTCCACCTCCTGTCATTCAGCGGGTTCCTCGGACTTCTTGCGGGACTTCTTGATAATGGGAATGGGATTTTCCTCGGACAGATTGAACTTGGTAATGATTTCCTCACGGGTAAGGGCTACGGGGTTGTCGAGAGTATCAACAACCACCGTACCCATCACCACAGAGGTACTTTCCAGTTCACGCCGAGTAATCACCTTGTCCTTTGCGGTAAAGCCCACATTACGGAAGTGATCTCCCTCCCGCACATACACTTTTCCGTCAGAAACATAGAACATGGTGAACCTCCTTAGCCGTTGGTGATGATCTTCGCCAGCGCAATCGTCTTGGGGTCAGCCACGATAGACCAGTTGGCGGTAGCCGCAAGCTGAGCGTCCGTGGGGGAAGCGGTGTAGCCGCTGGTGGGCTTGGTGAAGCTGAAACCGTTGGGGTGCATGGTTTCACGAATACGAGTCACCAGAGCGTCATAGCCGCCGCCCTTGAGAGCATCACGGGTCAGCTCGGAAGGAACCTTCACGGGGGCGGGAGCGTACTGGATAGCGCCCAGACCAAGAACGTAAGTGGTGTAGGTCGCTGCCTTGGAAGTATCCGCTGCGGTGGTGGGACAGCCATCGTCCACGATCACGGTCATGCCGTTCACCGTGCCGATACGCAGGGGGCGCTCCACGCCGTTTGCGTCCGTGTACTTGAGGAAGTCCAGCAGTTTCAGGCCAGCCATGTTCGTGGCGACCTTGCTGTGCATAAACACAAGCTGGAAAGCGTCCTGATTGTCACCCACGGCCTTCTGGATAGCGTCACCGATGGTGGTAGCACCCATCTTGTTAGCGTCCGCAACGGTGGTAGAAGCGGAAGACAGGTCGGTGGTGTGGTTCGCCCAATCAGCAAACTCACCGCTGCCGGTCACGCCGAAGACCGCATTGAGGATTTTCAGCATGATGGACTGGCGCTGCTTCTGCCAATACTTGGACACCTGAGACACGATCTGCTGCATGGGGTCGGCACCGCTGTTGTAATCAACGATGAAGTCCTTCTCCTTCCAGCCGTGCGCACGACCAAACACGATACCGTTCTGAGCGCCGCCAGCGGGGTCGGTCAGGGTAATGTCGGTTGCGCCATCGTAGTTCTCAGGAGTGCCGCCGATGACCTTGTAGAAGGGCAGGGTGTAGAAGTCAGAGCCGTTAGCGATCAGCCGTGCCAGCTCTGCGTTCGGGGCGACAGCGCCGCTCTCAAACATAGCGGTCAGAGTGGGGTCTTTTGCGTTTGCCCAGTTGTAGTTAAACAGCTCAGGGTCAAACGGGAAACCGAGATAGGTAGCCATAATGTTTTACCTCCATAATTACTTCAAAATTGTCTGCCAGTCAGAATGTTCCTTGATGAACTCCAACTGGGCTTTGGTGTCGAGTTTCAGAAAATCAGCCTTGGTCATCTCACCACCCTTGCCACCGGCAGGGGGCTTGGGGGTTTCTTTCAGAACCTTGGCTTTTACATCTTTTTCATACTGTTCCAGAAACGTCTTCTGTGCGGCAAAGACCTTATCCATCTCACCGTTCGCCATAGCGGTAGCGGCTTCGGTCGCCAGCGACTCAGGATAGCCCTGTGCGGCGAAACTCGCCTTGTAACTGGAAACGGTCTTCTCCTTTTCCAACCCCGCCAGCTTGTTTTTCATTTCCTCGAACATCTGCTCATTTTCCAGCTTCTTGCGTTCTTCCTCAGAAAGCAGCTCATTGTGCTTCTTCTTCCAAGACGCAAGCTCGGAAGCAGTCTTGTCAAAAACATCTTTCTTCACATAGCCGGTATAATCAGGGTCGGGAAACTCGTAGTTTGCGAGGGCTTCCGCTTTCTGCTCTGCGGTCATATCCGCAAAGCCCTCAATGGTGGAAACATCAATCTTTGCCATACAATCGTTCCTTTCTGCGCTTTTTAGAGTGCATCTCCGCACTATACCTTTGTGTTTACGGTTCTCTCCGTTTTGTGATTTAAGGCTTCTCTGCCTATTCAACGCCTTACGGCGATTAAACCAAAAGAAAAAGGGCTACCAATACCTTTTCGGTATCAGTAGCCCGTAATGGCTGTCCCTACCGCCTATGCGATAGGCTGTTCATATTTCTTTTTGCTGCTGACCGCCCAAACAACCACTTTCTCGTGCCGCTCGGCGATCTCAACGGTCTTTCCCGTAGTCAAGATTTCCTCAATCTTCCTGACCGCTTCCGGGGTCAGGCGGATTTCCTTTTCCATCAGGATTAACCTCCTTCTGCTTGCTGGCGAGTTCAGCGGCCTTTTTCTCCTGTTCCTCAGCGTAATCCATGCTCATACGGTACGCAAGCTGCGGGTCGGAGAACATACCACAATGGGTAAAGGCCAGAACGGGAGCAATCTTGGGATTACTGAGCATAGTGGTCAATACGGTCGCTTTCTGAGCAATATTTTCATAATTGCGGCGAGTAAAACGAACCTCCACGTTCGACAGCTTCAATTCCAGATCACTCAGATCGGAACAGATATGCAGAACCAGCTTCAAGAACTCTTTTTCGGAGAGCTTGAACATCAACTCGGAGTCCTTCGCTCTGGCTTCCGCTGCCGACCAACCATCACGCATGATGACCGCAGAGCCGGTATCGCTGGTGGAAGAACCACCGTTGCGGTTTGGCATACCGCAGATCGTCAGCACCGTGTTATAGAGGTGATCGACCAGTGTTTGTGTCTGGCTCTGGTTCAGTTCGGAGGTCAGATACTTGATCTCCGCTTTATACTGCGGGTCAATGTCCTTGTACTTGATCGCACCCTCGTCCCGCAGCTTGGAAAAATCATCACCGGAAATGTCAACATTGTGAAACAGCATGAGCGCCTGAACGAACTGTTCTACACCGTCAAGACGGTTGCTGTCCACCGTATTGATAGCGTCCAGCAAGGGAAGGACGATCTCGAAAGCACCCAACCGAGCGTTGTTCGCCGGGTATTCGATAATGGGAATACCGAGTGACTGGGCTTCTTCCCGGACGATCATACTCTGGTTTTCAACCTCGAAATAGCGGTCTTTCGTATAAATGCTGTAAACCACTACACCGTCCGACCGCTGAATGTACTTCACACCCATTACGGGCGGTTCCCCGATGGAATTGGCATACACCACGAAAGCAAACCGAGGGTCGAGGGTGTAAATCTCGAAGGGAGCTTCATCGCTTCCCTTCTCAAACACGCTGTCAGGAAGCACCATGCGGTATGCCGTGCCGCAGATGTGGAACCAATCTGCCAGTTCCTTATCCTTTGCGGCCTTATCCTCGGAAAGACAGTAGCCGTTCAGAGTGGTGATCTTGTCGGCAACCATCTTATCATCGCTTCGGCTGACATACTGAATGGGTTCACCCATCAGATAGCCGACCTTGAAGGACACGATCTCATTGGCACGGTTCTCGACCACATTGTTTTGAATCTCAGGGCGGACTTCCTTTTTACGGTTCAAAATCGGCTGTCTGCCTTTGTAGTAGGCATAGAGATATTCCATATCCGCTTTGTTCGACCAATGTGTGATAAGTGCCTTTCTCAGCACGTTCAGAACATTGTCCCGTGTGATCTCCGTCACATCGGTAAAGATTTTCTTACGACCGAAACAGCCCAAGACAGAATACCTCCCCTCTACCTATTTTCTCTCTTATCATTGTATCAAACTCTCCAATGGTTGTCAATACTAACCTTTTATCATACCATTCGCCACAGTGAAAGTAAAGGACTCAAATAGGCCGTTTGAAAACCTCCACCTTACCCCCGGACAGCATACGGATTTCGTTCTCCAACAGGGAGAGGGAGTCAGGAGCGTCATCGTGCGGAACCTTGCCGGAGCGGGTGTAGGTGGTCACTTCCTTCATGAAGTTCCAATACTGACTGCCCCGCTTGTAGGTGGAGGGGTGCTTGAAGTAGAAGTTCTTCTTGATGTTGTCGGAAGCGAACTCAATACGGGTCTGCTTGTTGGAGATCGTGCGCTTCGTGCGGATACCAACAGAGTACCCACGCTCACGAATGATCTGGTCAACATCTCTGGCGAAATAGGTGCCTGCGTTGTTACTTTCAAAGACAGCGGAAGCCACCTTGTTCTCAATCAGGCACTTGGCACATTCCGGCTTTGTCACCTCAGCGGGGGAGTCATCAAAGACTACATCAACGATATACACATCGCTGCCGTAAATCTTCGCCACCGGCATGGAGGTCGAGTCCGTGCCGCTTTCCGCCGTATCGCCAACGGCGATGATGGTGTCCGGGTCACGGTCTTTCGGCAGCTCAAAGAAGTAGTTCAGCTCGTCCTTGTTGAACAGCAGACCCTTCGCTTCAAAAGGCTGTTGCTGGAACTCGCTCTCAAACTGCTCTGCGCTCAGAAGTTCCCGCTGCTCCCGGAAGTAGGCGGTGGTAAAGACCTTCTTGCCCTCCCGCTCATACTCATAATTGCTCTCGTCCGTCACGAGATCGAGGGCGGGTATCTCAATCGCTCTCCAAGCCCAACCCTCCCGCTGTGCGTGTTCCTGCACACGACCGATGGGGTCATACAGGGAATAGCGAGTGCCGGTAAAGACCATCGGCGTACCTTCAATGGCACGACCCATAATATCGCCGGAGATCACTTCCCACTTGTCATCAAGCCGCTGGCGGTTTTTCGCTTCCTCACGACCTTCCACGCAGTCATCTAATATCAAAGCGTTACTCGCTTCCGACAAACCGACCTGTCTTGCATCAATAGATCGGCACATGACGGTAGGAAATCGGGATTTATTCAGAAGGTTAATTGTCTTTGTATCGGCATTAGTTTGAACCAACGGGACAGCGGGGAAAATATCGTAGTAGTTATACTCGTTCGGAGTCTGCAAATATTCAAGACAGCCGTTGTAGAAGCTCTTAACAAGGTCATCACCCGTGCCCTCCATGAGTGTAGATTTGTCAGGAAATCGCCCCGACAACAAAAGGGTGAATAATATCTCGGTCTGACTCTTACCAGCTCTTTTAGGCATGGAAACGGTCAGTAGGCGCAGCTTCCCGTCCAATACATCCTGATAGCCTTGTACCATTGGACGAAGATAATGGCGGCGAGGGGCATAAAATCTCTTGTGGGGAGGGCGGTCGATCTCGATTGCTCGTGCAAAATCATCCAAACAGTAGGGAGCGGAATAGAAAAGCTGCTTCCTGAACACATCATGCAGACTTTGAATAACTTTTGTTTGCCCGTTCTCTTTGGCAAGCAGCATAGATTTTGCAACTCGGCTCATTAGCTGGTGATTTAACTCACAAGCGGTTGCAATATCAGACTCACCCTCATTTCTCAAACACGAAAAAGCGTCCGTGTAGAGAACTGTATCAAGGGGACTGTTATCCATTCGAGCGCAAATGGCGTTAAAAATCATCTTGTTATCCATTCAGTTACACCTCCAATGCCTGTTCAGGGGGCATGTGCTTTTGATGAATACGGAACGACACAGTATGGTAATTCAGCTCCCGTTCTCTCGCCCATGCCGACAAAGGCTGAGTTTTACCGTTGATGGTGACGAGATGATTATTTCGAGTATTTTCATTTTGTTCTGTCCTCGTTGCCCAGCGGCAGTTTTCAGGGGAATAACCCTTGTCGTTGTCAATCCTATCAATACTCAAATCATCAGAATAACCATTGGCGAGTGCCCACTCCTGAAAAACGGCGAAAGAGCGAAGCCATTCATCACAAATAGTAATTCCTCTCCCGCCGTAGTTTGAGTAACTGGGCTGTTTCTTATTGTAACACCGATTCTTCATGCCGTTATAAATACGATAAAGACGAGAATTAGTTTGCCCATGCGTTTTCGACGCTTGGCTGAGTTTTTCTTTCTGCAAGCAACCGCAGGAAAGAGTATGTCCGTTCTTTACCAGATACGGAAGAACTACCACTTGTTTACCACAATCACATCGGCAAAGCCAAAGCCACTTGTGCCGCTGATCGGAATGTTCAAATCCGCAAACGGTCAAGCGTCCAAAACGCTGACCTATCCACTTTTCATTGATTGCGCTTTCTCTCATATTTCCTCCTTTTCGGAAAAGGGCTACCCGTGTATTTCTACACAGATAGCCCGTTATGGCTGTCACTCCTGCCCTTGCAGAAGCCGATTATAGAATTTTCGGTATCACAAACGCCAGAACCAGTAAAATAGAACTGATTATCAGGAAATACCCGATTACATTGAGAAAAAACCTCATAGTGTCAGCCCTCATACTTCGAAATCGTCTTATTGCCCCAATCCAGAACCCCTAAATAGCCGCCCTCGGTGTCAGAATATAGCTCAACTGCTTTTTTCGTGTTCACCGTCTTCCATTTCACTTTGCCACGCCAGTTAAAATAGGCTTGGGTCTTGGTGTCAGGGATACCCGCCAGCTCTACATAGATGATCTGACGATTTTCCAGCGTCACATTGAGCTGCAAATCCTCGCTGTCATAAATTTTACCACAAATCACGGTCATCGGGTCATTATCTACGATAGAAACATCGTGGAAATCGGTCACACCAATAGTGTCAAACACTTTGCGGTAGCTTGCGATCTCGTCATCGGTGAACCCAGCTTCGGAAAGAGCCGAGTCCCATGCAACAGGTTCCGCCGAGTCTTTCTTGGAACACCCGACCAGAAAGAAAACTACGATGACCGCCAGCCCTATCAGCCACGCCACCTTTTTCATTTCACCCAACCTTTCTTGCCCGGTCATACCATGTAGACCGACTAATGCCGAGTTCCCGGCAGCAATCCGCTACGGTAATAAGACCGTCTTTTTGTTTTTGAGCGAGTTTTTCAAACTGCTCGTTATCAATTTCTTTTAATTTACGACCTTCCCGCCAATCGGGGTCATGTTCTCGCTTCATGGCCTTACCCATACTGGTTCTTTCAACAATCATGTCCCGCTCGTATTCGGCAAAAGCAAGCATGACTGTGACCATGACTTTTCCCATTGGTGTATTGTCCGCAACACCCATGTTGAGAATATTGACTTTAACACCCCGTTCTACCAAGTCACGAACCAACATGGCTCCTTCGGGAGCAGTACGGGCAAAGCGGTCGAGTTTACACACCACTAATTCATCACCGGGTTTCAGCTTAGAGAGGACTTCGTTGAACTTCGGCCTGTCGATCTTCGTGCCAGTGTAGGTGTCCAGTAGGATATGCTCTTGGTCAATACCCTGAGCCAGCAGCTTTTCAAGCTGATCTTCAAGTGACATACCATAGAGTCGTTGTCCTTTAGAACTGACTCGACCATATCCCCATCTCACGGCCATTCCACTCCCATATCGGAGAGACACGCCTTAATGTCCTCCCATACTTCCGGCTTTCCGTAGCTTTCGTCAGAAGCTCGAATATACGCTGCCACCCGGCTATGAGAAATGTTAGTTCCTTTAGTGTGCCATAGCCGCTCCGTAGGATCGCCAATGCGGTATCCCTTCTCTTGAAGTAAGGGTTTAATAGCCTTAAAACTCATGATTTGTAAGTCACTTCTTCGTCATCACCGTCTAAAATCCATTCTCCATCACCATTGATTGACTCCACCACTAATTCAGCGTCCAATGCGTCCAACCAACGAATGAATGTTTCGAGCCGCATACCCATTCCGTCATTTCTTGAAAGAGGGACGGAAATGTGATTAGCTTTATCAAAGCCGAGCCGTGCCGCAACCTGTTCCTGCGTCAATCCAGCTTGCTTCGATAGCAAGATGATAATTTCTTTCGCTGTCAAGGCGATACCTCCTTTGCTAACTATTGTTAGCTATCGTTCCATATATCTATATAGTGCTATTTTTCAACATATAGAATCTTCATGGACACTTACTAACATTTGTTAGTTATGCGGGATTGTCTTCGGATTGGTCAATTACGATCTGGTCAGCTCTGCGAATCCCGGATTTTCTCTCTTGAATAACAATTTCATACCCAAGAACATTTAACATTTCTACTGCACTGTTAAATGACATATTCTCGCTTCTTAGTCTGGAACTGATTTCGTTGCCACGCTGTTTACCTAAAGATTTCGCCATTGAAAGCAGAGAAATATTTTTGCTTTTCATCAAACTTCTAATGGCTTGGTTGATATACATTGCAATCACCTCTTGATGATATGATACACTGAAATAATTCAGTTGTCAATAGAGAAATACAAAATATTTTCAGTCTACTGAATGAAATGAGGGGTGTTAAACTGACACCTTTATGCTCGAAAATTGCCTTTTTAATTTTTGCGGATTTTTCAGAAGTGCCTATCGAAAAGTGTCTTTTGTACGCAAATCGCCATTAACCCCTTACCCGGCGTTGATCGCTGCGCCTATATCCCCCGCCCCCGCCACCCATTCCCGCCGCCCCGATCAGATCGAAAAAGCGCAAAAATAACCGCCCCGGAATAGCACCGGGGCGGCGTTCACTTATTTAATTTCAATATTTCAATCAGGATTTGAAACGGCAGCAAAAGCAACAAAAGAATTAAATACACACTTTCACCGCCTTTCAACCAACGCACACCCAAACAAAAGCGGGATTATATTTCCGGCCTTTATAGGGTTTTACCGTGATATTACAAAAGCAATTTGCAACCCCTTGCGCCCATGTTTCATAACGTATAAACGCTTGCACCGTGTCGGGGGATACAAGATAGCAGCTTGCGCCGCCGTGCTTTTTCCTTGCATATATCATGCCCTACACCCCCGTTAAAATACCGTATCCACAACGGTTAGAATTGTTACCCACAGATCAATATATTGAGTGCTATACCCGGAATAATCGTCCCTGTCAAATTCTGTTTTGCCCGTGATAACATAACCAACTTGTTTTACACTTCCGTCTGACAGATCAGCGAACATTTCCGACTTGTTTTTAATGGCATTTTTGGAAATGTTGATAAAGTGCTTTTCTTCCACCCGTTCCCGGTAAATTTCAAGCGCATTTTCCACGCTATCCGCATTTATACGCATATCCGAAACAATACCGCCGTCAATGTACCACTTTTTATTATTGTATTCTTTCATTGTTGCCGTTGTTTTGAAAATGTAATTCATAATTAAACCCCCATTCTAATACATTCGTTAAACGGAATTTTATGCTCATGCACCCGGAAAAATGCGCTATCTTTCTCGTTTGCGGGGTAGTAGATTTTGCAACGGTGGAAACGCTGCGCCGCTTTCCCGCCATACCAACAACCGGAAACACAATAAACAAAATCATTTATACCGTATTCAATACCTTTAATTTCAAGGCCATTTAAGCCGCTATAATATGCAATGCTTTCCCGGCTTTCACAATACTGTCTTTTATTCATCGTTCTAACCCCTTTCAAAACGGTACGGTATAGGAAATAGCCCCGGATTTTTCAAGCGTTCTAATATGGCGGCAAACTCTGTTTGCGGCCTGAAATAGCGCCCTTGCTTGCACATCTAACCATTCTTCCCGGCTATTGGGGCGGCGTTCCCCGTTGCGGGTTTTCTTCAATTCTGACGGGCAACAGAGCCTTTCCGCTATATCGCCGTCATAGATCAAAGAACAACCGCCCCAACTGTATTGACTCCAATCCGCCGCCCCATTCAGCAGTACCGCTCGAACTTTTTTAGACTCTGTTAAATCCAATTCTTCAAAATAGCCGCCGTTGATATGTTCACTCAACTGTTCCACCATTTCAAGGGCATATTTTGTTACCCCTTTATCCCATGCGGAACGCTGCTTTTCACTTTCAATGCTTTGATACAGCTTTTCAATATTCCCCATGATATAAACCCCTTTCTTATTCTTGCACTGAATTTATTTTGTGCTTTTAATATACACTGAATTTATTCAGTTGTCAACCCCTAAACACAAAATATTTTCATTGTTTTTCTTAACGCTTCCCACCGTCCGAAAACTCAAAAGAAAATGTACTATTTATATTACTAACAATTGTTAGTAAATGTTTACCTCTTTTTTATAGTAGTAATTTTCATATATATAAACTTGTTGAATATATACTATCACTTGTTAGCAATTAACGAACCGATCAGGCCGGGACCCCGGCAGCACTCACGCCGCCCCCCGTGGAACCCGCCGCCGATCAACCGAGGAAAGGAAAAGCCGCCGACCCCGTGGGGAGATCGGCAGCTCTGTCAAAGTCGCAGACCCTCGCCGGAAAGTCGCAAAGTCGTTCGGACGAAAGTCGTGAAAGTCGTGGGAAAGTCGCAAAGTCGTTCGGCATAGTCGTAAGCCATAGTCGCAAAAGTCGTGAAAGTCGCTCAGTCTTCCGGGTCATAGTCGCTGGACGCACCCGCCACATCTTCGAGATACTTCTTCTCCAAGTCCTCGGCGGGAACCTGATCTCCGAGCTGCTGGTTGGGTGTCAACACGACCTCCTGCTTGTCTGTCATGCCATAATAGTTCTTTGCACGGAAACAATACGCAAGGAAATTGAGCTTACCGGCGATAACAAGTTTTGCGTCAAAAGTCTTCAAAACTTCCTTCGCTTTTTTTATAATGACGGAGGTTTCGGGGCTAAATCCGTGATTTCTACCCACTTCCCAGTCATAACAGGTACTTTGCGTATATCCCGTACTCATACACATTTCCTCAACAGTCGGAACCTGACCATTCATAGCACATCGCATGAAATAATCATCAAGCCGTTGTGCCAATTCCTCGTCACTCTTAACTCTCGGCTGCTTATACTCCACCATGACCTCACCAAGCAGCTTAGACACCAAATCTCTATCCTCGGCTGTTTTAGGAGCAAACTTAGCAGAGGGGTAATTTGCCGTACCACCTCTGCCCTTGCGAGGTTTGTTCACAACCACCTCTGTCAGTTCGTTGTTTTCCAACTTGTCCATCCGTTTTCTTTCCTCCTTTTCCAAGTCTCAGTCATCATCTTCCGCTGAAAATCTCTATAATCGGGATTAGTCCATGTTCGTCTCGAACCTTCCCCAATTCGCCTGCGAGTTTCCTCAGACGGAAGTATCTTTCTCAAACCCGTATTGAAAGCGTGAGCGGTATTCTCTTTCGGAGTACACCACTCCAAGTTCTCAAGACAGTTGTTGCCTTTGTTGCCGTCAATATGATTTACCTCATATTCTTTTCCGGGTTGAGGTTTACCAAACGCTTCAAGCACCAAACGATGTATCCGAAACACTTTTGTTTTCCCACACTTCTTTAGGGCAATACAATGATAACCTTTCATGATATTCGGTTTCCGTATTATTTCGGGGACACTGCGGTTGCCGGTATAAGTCTTACGAGCAAGACTTTTCACTCTACCTTTGTTGCTTACGGCATATAAACCTTCATATCCGGGTATCGGCAACCATAGTTCATCTGCCATAGTCGTTTTCTCCTTTCAAAGTCGCCAAGGTGATAAAGGTGAGTAATCGGGTGCATTTCCCTATAACTATTTCTATATACGCGCGTATAAGAGAGAGTTATAGGCATTTATGCCCGATTACTCACCTAACTCACCTAAAATACGAAAAACAATTTTTCAAAACACGCCAATTTGAAAAAAGTCTTTGCAAAAACACTCACCTTTGTCACCTTTATCACCTAACTCATTTGAGTGTGATGACGAAAGTATTAAAGAACCACCAACTTTTGTCAATCTCTCGATCAGCAAGTTCCAGAGGAAGCATACGCAAGGTTTCTCCAACAGACAGCCCTTCATACGATTTATCTCCGTCTCTGACACACAAAGTCGTAAGGGCAAATGGGTGTTTCAGACTGTTGAAATTAAACTCCCTCAATTTCACTTTCCAACACCTCCTGAGCTATCTTCACCAGCTCGACCAAATCATAGAACCGCCGAGGGTCTAACCCGGTCTACCGCTTCACCTTGTCCAAGTGATAGAGAACCGTGTTTCTGTGTGCGAAAATAGCACGAGCGACATCGGTGACTTTCATATTGTGATTTGCCATCGCTACAACAATGTGAGCGTCTTCCTTATTCATAGTGCTTCTCCTTTCTTTCAAAGTCATGGAGGGAGATCATCTTTTCACGGGTGAGTTTGTCAACCACTCGACCGATCTCAGAGTAGCCGCAGACCGCCGCCAGCCGTTCAAGGTTCCCCTTGGTCTGTGCCGTGACTACGATGGAAATACGGCGGAGGTTCTTTTTCTCAGTCTTCATCGCTGTCACCTCCGTCCGCGTCAAACATTTCAAGATCGACATCAATGTAATCTTGCCCATCTTCATCGACAGCAACATACACGTTTCCATCATCCGCAAGCATTGCCACTTGCAGGCAATCAAGCTCGTCACCAGTCATGCGCTCAAAAGTAGCGGCATCAATCTCTGCAATTCTGAAATACTTTGCCATTATTCTTCACCTCCGTCCATCTTGGCCCCGCAGATGGGGCAGTATTTTGCTTGTTCCCAAAACCAGCTAACAGGATATTTGCAGTTATGACAAATACCAATATTTTCTCCGTCATTTGTAATTTTGTGCTCCCAGTAGCTATGCACCACTGGGACAACATCGGCATCAGAAAACTCTTTAACATAATCTACAGCAGTTAGAAACCCACAATAAAAATGCGGCGATTTCCCACACAGACGGTTATATAAAATGTCAAGGTGCTTTGCCAGATCTTCACGGTCAATGTATTCAGCCATTGTCAGCCCTCCTGTTCCAGTCTTCGATTGCTGATAGATGATTAAAAAACCAATGTGTTCTCGGTTCGATTGGACAGTCTCTATTTGAGCAGCACACCCGAAAGCAGTAACCGTTTCTCTGCACAACGCCCTTGTCTCCGCAAAAGGGGCAGGGTTTCAATTCAGGCATATCAGAACGCTCCTTTCAGTCTGAGGTTCTTGTAGACAGGGTAGCCCTGATACACGACCTTGCCGCCGTGCCATTCAGGGTGAGTCTCCATGTCGGCGTTGAACCGTTTGGCTGAACAGGCGAAGTACCCGTTGGATTTGCACCAAATCTTGTAAGCGTCAAACAGAGACTTCGAGCGGGTGTTGACTCCCTCGGCCTGCTCACAGCGTTCTTCGAGGAATTGCAAGCACAGATCGTTGTCACGCTCGTACTGGTTGACCACCTTCCGCATGGCGGGGGACATTTTCAGGCCGAACCGCTTGTACTTGAAGTACCCGGCGACCAGCCAAGCGAAAATGCCCTGCATAGCTTCCTGTGTCTGAAACTCATTTTTCAGGTTCTTGTCCTGCTCCGCTTCGGTGAAGTGACGGTTGAACTCAATGACTCGCACACGATCGGAAGCGAACAGGGACTTGTCGCTGACGGTAGGAAGATCGTTGCAGGAGAGCCAAAGGGTGAACTGTGGCAGGAAGGTCGTGGCAGTTTCATAGAGGTTTCGAGCCTTGATTTCCTCGCCGCCCGTGAGCTGCTTGATCGTTTCCTCGTCCAGCTTTCCATACTGGTTACTCTCTGCCATTGTGACAAACCGTTTGCCTTTCAGGGAAGCCAGCATGGGGTTCGCTGCTTCGGCGTTCTTCGAGCGTTCTGCCTTGCAGATGATCGACACGGGAGACACAGAAGCATAATCACCGAGAAGGTGATGAATTGCCGAGAGCATGGTGGACTTGCCGTTGCGAGTGGTCTTGCCGTGGAGAATGAACATACATTCCTCATTTGCCACGCCCAACATAGAGTACCCCAGCGCCTTTTGCAGATAGTCAGCCTTGTCTTCGTCATTGCACGTGACCTCCGCAATAAACTTCTCCCAGCGGCGGCACCGTGCGTCCTGCAAGGTGTAGTTGAAGTTGGTTTGCATGGTCAGAAAGTCGTGCCAGTCATGCTCCCGGAACTCCATCTTTTCGAGGTCGAAAGTGCCGTTTTTGCAGTTGATAAGGTAGGGATTTGCATCAAATTCCGCCGAAGCGATGGGAAGCACACTGGCAGCGTCCTTCATCAGCCGGTCGCGGAAGCGCCGGTCGCCCATCTTCACGATGAACTTCATGTACTCGGTGCGGCGTTCTTCATTGGCAATCTCGCCACAGTAGAGAGCCATCAGGCGGCAGAACTCCTTGATCTTTTCCGCTACCAGCAGAGAACCTGTGTCCTTGCGCCATGCACCATCTTTGTAAGTAAACCAGCTTTTCGCTTCGGGGCAGTAGCGGGTATCATTTTTGTAGCACTCGGAGAACAGCTCCGCCATGCCGGACTCGTCCCACGAATATCCCGTGCCGCTGATCGGGTGACTATGCTCAGGCTGTGCTTCCTTAATCTGAAACATCACTCTGGACTGAGCTTCGTCCATGATGTAACGACCGTTGGAAAGCTGGAAAAGAGCCTGTTCTTCGGGGACGGTTGTGATTTTATCAGCCATTGTCAGCACCTCCGTCCATCTTGGCACCGCAGTTGGGACAGTAGAAAAAGCTGCTTGCCCCGCAAGTGAAGCCACATACGGAGCATCCGCAAAGTATAGACCCCGGTATGCCATTGTTGCCCCACCGCCCATGCACCACCGGGACAACGTCAGCAGGACGAGTATCAGCAATCTGCCGTTTTGCATCCGTCATCGTAGCGCAGGGATTGCCAATTTCTAACGCCGTTAGCCGCGCGATTGCTACGTTTTTCTCAATGTATTCAGCTTTCTCAATGTATTCAGCTTTCTCAATGTATTCAGCCATATTTTCACTTCCTTCTCTTTATCGTTCTCGCCAACACCACGGCGGCGCAGTCCTGAGAGTCTTCGTCCCACCATGCACACCGCTGTTTTTGGCATGGACAGAGGGAAGTATCTTCGGGGCAGCTCATAGACAACGGGCAGATTTTCCTCTCACTCTCCATATTTACCTTCAATACTTGAAGCGGTCATAGTAGTTCACCTCTCGTGCCTTTTGGCGCTTCTCAAACTCTTTTTGCCGCTCGTATTCCTTTTTCCCACGCTGGTATTTCTCGCATTTTGCATGACAGCCAACGTACCTGTCAGGACAACCGTAACAACACTTGATAACACTCATCGTCTATACCTCGTCACTGAATTTACAATCAATTCGACCTCGGACTGCGGGAGAGGGGGCTTGCAGGCTTGAGAGTTGGCGTATAACAACTCTTTGTAAATCTCTGCTTTGGTGTATCCTTGGTTATGGAGCTGACCCGCCAGAGAAGTCAGACTGAGGTTCCGGCTTCCCGGTGTAATCGGCGGGTATTCAGGCTTCAAATGCAGCTTACCGTTTTCAGGGCGGCGATAGATGGGAGAATAGATACGCTGAGGGGCGACCGTACCTGAGCTACTTTCCTTCGGCGTGTTGGGAAAATACTTCTCGATTACATAGTCAATCGCTGACTGGTTTTCAACGATCTCGGAGAAGATCAAAACCTCGCCGGTCATGATGAAGTACCGATTGCTCTTGTAAATCTCCACGGCGGCACGGTTGTTCTTGCCCTTGAAGGGCAGCTCACCACGAACGAGAATATGAACCCCTCTCCCGCTTCTGGACTTTTCCGTGTAGGACTGACAATGACCGATAATGTCAGCCGCCAGCGGGTTTAGAAGCCCATCAGTAAAGCCATCGTCAATGTCGATACCTACGACCCCTGTATCGTGAAACACATAGCCAAGACCGTCATAGTAGCCGTGCTGGACATTGTGTTCAGCGTCAATGTAATTTGACCATGTATCAGGATTAGAGGAAGAAGCCGCCTTTCTCACGGTGGCCTGCATGGGAACCTTTGACCCGTCCCACACATTGACCCATGCCTTTTCCCCTCGAAGTTCGGCGGGTATATTCTCATACATGGCTACCACCTCTCGGTCGTTTGTTGTTGGCTTGTTCTTTCCAAGTAGCCCAACGACAATTATCGGGAGAATAATTCCCATCGGGATTGATACGGTCGATTGTCAAAGTGTCAGTATATCCATGACTTAACGCCCATTCTTGAAAAGGCTCAAAGTGTGACCACTCACTACACACGGTTATTCCTCTGCCGCCGTATAAGTTGTAACACTTGTCATTTGGATTGTTACACCGCTTCCGCATAGCTTTCCAAATACCGTATAGACGGGTATGGGCTTGACCGTGCATTTTATGCTGTGTGCTGGACACTTCTCTGCGGTAGCACCCACAGCTTTTAATATCACCTTTGACAAGGTTTCCAGCGAGTGGATATACAATGTTTCCGCAATCGCAAACGCACTTCCAGCGGCAACTACCGTTGTAATCTAAAACCGTCAAGCGACCAAATCGCTGGCCTGCTAAATCAATTCGTTTCATATCTCAATCCTCATAAGGACTTGGTAAAGACCAGTCCCATACCGTTCCGCCCTTATAGGCATTTCTGAAATGATTTCGTTTTGAGTCTCCCGAAAACCACAGGTAATCCGCAGGGAGGACACGACCGACCTCAACCTGACCTTCTCTCTCTGCATACCAGCGGGTCAGTACATCTATACAGAGAGTAATCAAACCATCATCGACCGGGTTTTCCTCGTTGTACCCTACAAATTGTTTGGGTGTAGTCACGACCGTTATAATATCGCCGTAGCCATGATCGACACGGTTGAGCGCACACCACACACAAGCAGCTTTCTCAGCGTCAGAGCTGACCCCTCTGGCTTCTCCCCATAGCATTTTCGCCAGTACAATCACTTCATCGTCTGCCCACGGCTGAGGTGGCACCTCCGGCTCTGGCTCCGGGGTGACTACCTCTACCACCTCGACAACGGGAGAAGGTTTTTCGACCTCAACCGTGGGTAATTTCAGACAAAGGACTGCGACAATGGTGACGAACCACAGGAAGATTGAAAATCTCAGTCCCCGCAAGGAGTCTTAGACTTGCTGGACTTGGGCTTTGTCGAGGTTCCAGCAAAATAGAACTTGCCATCTACGCAGATGGGGAAATCGGGAAAGAGCTTGCTGGCGGTCTGTGTTCCACGGGAACAAATTTGCTCTGCCGCCGCCAGCGACATTTCATCTTTCACGAAGTCCTTTCCAGCAGCCATGATGTACGGCACTTTACCGTTAATGCTTTTCAGTTTCATCGGGTTCGTTCCTTTCTTTGTTCCACGCTTCAACATCAACGCCGATACGCTTCAACATTTCTTTGCAGAGCCATGTGTAATCGTCCGGCATTTGATAATACTGGATAAGGCGGTCATGCTCGGCGGAGAAAGCGTCATAGAATTTCCGCAGGCGCTTCTTGCCGAAACCAAGGTGAACATGGAGGGTGTAAAGCACCATAGCGTCAATGTCATCGGCGTAGCGCCTGTCGGCTTCCACAATCTGACGATTGATTTCCATGTCCATCGCTTTCTTCTCGGCGGCAGTTAAGACCGCACCGAACACCTTGCCGCCAGCTTTCTTAATCCTCATACCTCAATGTCCTCGAAGAAGACGGGATAGGTCTGTTTCAGCAGGGTCAGGAGCATATTGGCAACGACCCGCATATCGGGGTGAGCCGCTACGGGACAGCGCATACGGCAGAAATGCCGCCATTCTCTGAGATCAGCGGTCATGACCACCTCGGTTTTCAAACTGTTCGGAAGGACAGATCGAGCTTTCTGCGGGGTGCAACCTTCATTCAGCAGATCGAAGTAGGCGACCTCAGCGTGTTCACACGACCGCTTCCAGATGTGGTAGGTCGAGTCGGTCTTGGCAAAGGTAGAGGGACGAATGACGGTGATCTCGCCGCCGAAGCCATCCTTGCCGTAATTGCAGTACCGAGTGGACTCCTGACAGAACGCCGCCAGACGGTGACGGACGATCTCATGGCTCACGCCCCGGTCGCAGATGAAGCGGACGGTGAGAGAGCCATGCTCAATGACAGCTTCGTGACCACGCTTGATAATGCCCCGGACGAACTTCTCTGCGCTTCCGTCCGTGATCTTGTCCTCGGACTTGTAGCAAGTGCGCCCTGCGGCTTCGATGGTGGTCAGAAGGGTCTTATAATCGGGAGCGTTGATAAGCTCCACAGAAGGTTCAATGATTTTCATGTCTTACACCCCCGCAACATGGCTTGCCAGCATATCGGCTTGGTGTGTCCACAACACATTCGGGTACTGGCTGACTGCTCTGGTGTAGTCATTCCACTCGGACTTGTCGGTGAAAGCGCTCATGTGGTAGCGGATACACATGATTTCTTCATCGGTCAGTGTGTAGAACTGAGAGAGAAGCATGACGGACTTATCACCGTGGCCTTTCAGAAGGGTGTCGGAGTTGTATTCCCACGCCCCTTCGTTATAGATTGGTGTACGTCCACCATTAAATTCTTCAATGTGGCCTGCTACCGGGTGGCGGTACTGGTCGATCTTACACAGGTCATGGAACATACCCACGATGAAAGGAGAACGAGCCTTGCGCCAAATCAGGTGATTATCCTGAGTCAGCGTCAGGAGGAACTTCGTGACCATGTAGGAGTGTTCCAGAAGACCGCCCTCGTAATTGCCGTGGTACTTGGTGGAAGCAGGGGCGGTAAAGAAGCCGTAAGCCGTCAGGTACTCCATCATGTCATCGGAAACAACAGAGGTTCCGTCAGGCAGCTTCATGAAGTTCAGAAAATCGGTCACTTCGGACTTGGAGAAGCAGTCAGGCATTTTCGTACTCCTTTCTATGGATACTCTTTTCGCTGTCGAACCCGTCAGGGTAACGAGCCAGCAGCTTATCGACATTGTGCTGTGCCACATATTCGAGGGTCACACCCAAGCCGGTTGCCAACTGTGCGACATACCAGAGAACATCGCCCAGCTCGTCAACCATCTTCATCGGGTCGAAGTCATGACCCTGAAACTCGGTCTTTTTCAGAATGTCAATGCACTCTCCGGCTTCGCCGTTCAGACCGTAACAGCCGTTGCGAACCTTATCCCATGAAGTCAGGTCGCCGGAAGTGCGCTCGGCAGCTTTCTGATAATCATTCAGCGTCATTTTCCGCAACCTCCATTTCCAGCACCGTCATAATGGCGTAGTTGGCGAGGTCAATCAGGGTGTCACGGATAGACTCGTCATTGACCTTCTGCTCACCGCTACGGGAGAGGGTTTTGAAGCGGCTAAACTTATCTCCCAACCGGATACGAGCCATCGCCATTCCTTCTTCAACGAAGGTCTGGTGGAAGCTGTCACCGTAGTCATGGTTCTTGCGCTCATAGAGATTGTTGATCTCTTTGCAGATTTCAGCATGACGCTGAACCTTGGAGAGCGAACAAATATAGGCTTCTGCCATTGTAGCTTATCCTCACTTTCAACATAGTTTTCAACATACCATTGGCGAGGGAGAGCCTTTCAAATTAGCCCTCCCTCGCACCCGGTATCAGCCAAGGAGAGCTGCCAAATCCATCGGGGTCTTAGGAGCCGTCTGAGAAGCCGCAGGAGTGGTTTTAGCGGCGTGGGTAGCAACCGTATTACCAGCGCCGCCCCAGCCCTCAGAGGGGCGTTTATCAGCCAAACGGACGAAGGTAATGTTCTGTCCGGGCTTCTTCTTGTTCTCCTGAACATCATGTTCTACATCGCACTCGATGAAGTGACCAATCAGGTCAGTGTGGTCGATCTCGGTCAGGTCGAAATTGCCGAGGGCAGTCTTGGCGAAGTAGCTGAAAGCGTTGTATGCACCCTCGTTGGGAGAGCCATCAGATTTCAGCAGAGAGAAGCGCTCGATGTGCTTACTGCCGGTCTGCGTCTGCATATAGACTTCCAGCTTGCCGAAGTCTTCCTTGTACTTCACATCGGTAATCTGAAAGACATGAGTACCTTCGGGAATGAGGGTGAAACCCTCGGTGAGTCCGATTTTAGCCATTGTTTTATCGTCCTTTCTTGATCTTGTAATAGTGTCTGCTATATTAGCAACGAGAGTTATTAGGTTTTCGGCACAAGCGCTTTGACCTAAGCACCCACCTCCACAATAAACACCGAAATATTCATTGTAATAGATGGGGCAACCACCACAAACGCTCATACTTCTTTTATGGTGTGGAAATTGAGCTGTTCTGCATACTCGCAGGGGAAGATGATACCAACCAACTGGTCTTCGTCATCGGGGTACTTGGCGTACTGCTTGACCAGCAGGGCTTTCGGTACGCTCTTGTCGCTTTCCAGATCGTAAGCGTACAAGATTTCGCAGAAATCAGACTTCTCGATCAGCGACCAGTCATCGTTGGTGACGGGAAGGGTCATGGTGCTGTCCTGCGTAGCGAAGATACGGACACAATCCTTGATTGCGCCGTCCGGCTCAGGCATGACCGCTTTGACCAGCGTGGCGTACTCGGTGCAACCGACCTGAGAAATCAGGCGACCAATGCCGTCAGGCATTTTCTCGTTGCTGTACCCGGTCACGCTGCGGATACCATCGGGAATGAGCATAAGTACGGACGGGGAAGCAAGCCAGCGTTCGTCCATGTACTCGTAGATAGCGCCGCCATCAGGGGCGAGGGACTTCACGAACTTGGAAAATTTCATAATTAAACCTCCGTTACTTTGTCATAGAATACGAAGATGGTGGACTGGTCGGAGTGAATATCACGAGCTGCTGTGAACAAAACCCCAACAAAATCATCATCGGCATACTGGTCGAGAAGTTTGAGCAAATCATCTTTGCTCAATCTCTGCATACTCTGTGCCACTTCACGCACCTTCTTTCAAGGCTTTCGGGGAAATGCGGTAGCTGTCCTCGGTGGTCGTGTACTTCGCCAGAATACCGTCCGCTTTCATAGCGTCCTTGTCGATCTTCGTGGTGGAAGTACGGCTGACTTCCCAATTATAGGCAGAGCCAGCGATAGACACCTTCTTGTCACCGTCACGGAACTGAGCGATTGCGGCTTTCTTAATCATGTCGGTCAAGACCTTGTATCGCTTCTCGTCCTCAGCCACCTCAGCGGCGTGAGCGTCCAGCTTGGCTTTCAGGTCTTCGGCTTCCTTGACCAGCGCCGCCATGTCCGTTTCAGGAGACAGGTTGTTGGTGCGAAGGGCTTTCAGGATTTCAGCATCCTTGCGCTCGTCAAAGGCAGGGGAAATGCCGCTCTCCACATAGTCCTTCCACCATTTCAGGGCAGGCTTTACATACTTCTTCTCGAAGTCAGGATACCGCTCAGACACCTTGAAGGGACGAGTGATGGTATTCTCACCGCTGCACACGAACTTCTCAGGGTCATCGTAGTCCTTGGGTTCGAGGAAGGAAGCGACCATGATGACATCGTCCACGCCGAGAAGGTAAGCGTACAACGCCGCCTGCAAAGCGTAATACTCAGGAATGTCATCGACCCAATCCTCTATGCGTTTACTCGTCTTCATTTCGAGGACGGTGGTCGGCTTCCCCTCCTTATCCACCAGAAGGTAGTCCCAGCTACCACCAAGGACTTTCTGATCGGGGAAGAAATCGCCCCATGTACGCTGGAAATAGTTCTCTCCAAACACATCGGTGGGGGTAATAAGGTTGCCCATCATGTAGGCTTCCTTCATGTACTGAGCCTGCTTCGGCTCCGTGAGTTTACCCGCAATGGTGTAGATGGTATCCTCGAAAGGTTCTTTGTAAGTGCGAGTAACATCGCACCAAACCGAAAAAGCCGAAGACCACGGGTTCAGGCCGAGAATTGTTGCGAACCTCGTACCTGTGAGTTTGCGAGGTTTCTTTGGTGGGGTAATCTGAATACGATTACCTTCAAGCCATTTGATTTCGTTCATTTGTGTACCTCCACTTATAACCCAATGCTGTTTTAGTTCGCCCTTTAAGGCAAATTACAATGCTGGTTCTTTCGCCGCATAAGACTCTGGCGGCTTCTGTCGCAGATTTCCAACAGCGAATGAATTGACCATCAAGCGTAAGTTGGTCGATGGGAACGGACTTAGCGTTTGAGTTTAACTCACGCTTACATTCTTCGGAGCAAACTCTTGCCCGCTTTCGATGGTTGTACGGAGGGGTGAATACCTTGCCGCATACCGCACATACCTTTGTATCGGGGTATCTTCGATTGTGAATGCGAGCGTGTTCCGATATACTCATGAGTTCAAGATTTTCGAGGCGGTTGTCAAACTTATTACCGTTCTTATGATGAACAACTTCATTACGCTGTAACTTTCGCCCTAAGTGCTGTTCCATAACATAACGGTGTTCGTCAATATTTACGCCGTTGATTTTCAGTTTGCGATATAAAGATTTATAATCCTCGTCGGCCACGGTTCTCTGCCCCATATCACTTGTTCGCTTTCATTTCGTAGCCAGCCAGCATATCGTTCACGCCCTCGATCAGAGCGTCACACTTGTCGGCTTCGATCTTGGAGAAGCCCTCGGTCTTCATGGCGATGGTCTGCACGAACTGTTCCTGCTCTGCGTCAATGTCCATGAGCTTTTTCAGCAGACCTTTCAGCGTACCGACCTGTTCCTCAGTGGCAGCACCAACAGGAGCGCCGGTCAGTTCTTTCTTGATTTCCTGACGCTGTTCAGTGGTCACAGGGGGCTTCTTGGTGACGGTGGGAGCGGGGGCGGGAGTCGTGTCAAACTCGCCGCTGTCGATACTGTCATGCTCCACAATGTCAAGAACGAGCTGCCACAGGTAGCGGCGAATGTAGGTGATGGAGCTGCCGGTCGCCTGCATTTCGTTTATGACCTGATTACCAGCGTTGGACACGATGGGAGCGATGGGGGTGTACGGTGCAACAAAATCAATGAAGTCCTCACGGTCATTGACATTGTAGACACGAGCGGTCGCCTTATCGCCGTACATGGACGGAACCATTATCAGACCGATTTCAAGGAAAATCTGCTCGGCCTTGGGAACAATGTCCGCCAGCTCGAAATACTTATATTCGAGCTTCATGTGCTTGCCGCTCTTATCCACGCCAGCTTCAAGGAAGCGCACACGGGCAAGCTGCAACTTCTTGAACACATTCATGGTGGAATAATCCACCGCCGCAGTCTCAGCAGCTTTCTTGGTAGTAGCCATATTTATACCTCCAACATTTCTAATAATTTTTTCTTGATGGAATTGACTCTGCGGGTGTTTCGCTTGGGCGGCTTCTCTCCGAGAAAATCTCGGACATACTTTTTCGCCTGCCGGATATACCAGTCACGGTCAACCACATCAATCGTCAGGTGATTGTCGTTGTCTACGACACATTTTGCGGGGAGTCCAGCAATCTTGACGGGATTGCCAGTACCGAGGTGGATTTTATAGAGGGTTCCGCACCGATGATCTTCCGTGGCATATACCCGGTTGACCTTCTGCACGACCTCCATCTGACCGTCTACCTCATGGAGAGCGTCACCATACTTACTCCCGGCCTTGGCGACCAACTGGAAGTCCAGCAGGCGGTCACAGCTCATGATGGTATCTTCGACCGGGATACCGTAGGCCAGATAATCCTTGACCGCCTTGGCGACCACACAAGCGTTGTTGTTGATATTGAACGCTCCTGCCGGGGCAATTCCACGAACGAGAACGCCGCCCTTGATTTTGGGGTCGCCCTCGAAGGGAACCTCGACATAATTGTTCACATCTTTCTGACAGATGGATTTCACGGTATCTTCTTCAAGCTCGAACCCTGTGCGCTCTTGCCATTCGCCCGTGATTTCTAAGACTTTCTGGTATTCGTCTTCATCAAAGCTGACCATGATACCATCGGTGTTTAACTGAATAACCTTTAAGGTCTTACAATCTGTTACCAAATGATTTGCCAACTCCAACAAAAATAGCTGGCCTGAAATACATACTGATCTTCCCATGAGAGGGTCATACAGCGGGTTATAGCGGTTCAACATGGCCCCATAGGTGGTGTTCAGCACCAACTTCAAAGCATTCGCCGTAGCTTTGTCACCCGCTCTTTTCGCCTTTACTCGCCGCTCAATAGTGGCGGCGTAGACATCGGGAGAAGGGATATTTCGAGAAGTATATCCCATTAGTGTCATCAAGTGCGGGTTCAGTAGTAGGAAGCAACATCATAGTTTCTAATCATTCGCTTTCCCACTCAAATCACCGCCTTTCTTCTGGACGGACGAAGAAGATACTCGCCATCCTCATGATGGTCAGTCACTCTCTTTTTCAGAGTGTTGTATGAGATGTTGAGTTCTCTACTCCACTCCATCAGAGATTGCCGTTTCCCGAACGCAGTGACAAAATGTGTCGTAGAACGGTTACAACAATTCTGACTTGGCGTGACCCATCGGCAATTATCAGGGGAATACCCCTTGTCATTGTCAATACGGTCAATGGTCAAGTCATTACGGTAGCCGTGTGACAAAGCCCATTCCTTGAAGTTGTTCCGTGTTCGCCATTCGTGGCAAACGGTAATACCTCGTCCGCCGTAACGGGGGAAATAGGTTGAGTTCGGGTTAGCGCAACGCTGAATCATGTTGAAATGAATAATGTCCAACCTGTCTCTCATATTTCACCTTCCTCTCGGTAACACGGGATAGCTCCGTGAATACCGCCATAGGCGATGGTACAAGGACAACCGCCTACCATTAGATCGAGCTTTTCCTTGAATACCACTTCGTCAGGAATACTCTTGTCCTTCAACCGTTCAAAGAAGTCGAACACTTCCTGTGGAATGTACTGACGAAGCAACTTCGGCGGATACTGATATTCCCGCTCGTCATAGTGTGGCTTTTGCTCTGCGTCAAGGTAAGCAGCGGTCAGCTTGGCATTGGTCATGTAAAGGGCTTTTGCAGGATACAGCCCCTTTTCACGACCCAGCGTGAGCTTACTGGACAGGTAGCCTTGACGAAGATCGTCCAGTCTGTCGGTTGCGTCAACATCATGGCGGCAGTAGAACGCGACCTCTCGCTTCTCGTCCTCAGTCAGAGGGCGGTCGATGTTAAACGGAACGGTTGTTTCACGAATGTCCATTCCGAGGTGCGCTTCGATTGCTTTCAGGGACAAACCCATCTGGCAATCGTCCATCAGATCGTATTGGTCGAAGAAAATCCCGCAGTCACGGAGAGGGGCGTACTCCCAGCCCTCGTGACCACCAACGATGATAAAATCGTTGACTGCCTTGATTTCCTCCGGCGTAAAGCCAGAGAGAACCGCTTTCAGAATGAATTGGTCATAGTGCTTATTGTTGAACCCTGCCAACAGGGGTTCTTGGGTCATAAACTGTTCGACCGCTTCATTGTCATTCCAAATCTCGGTGTATTCCCCCGTGACCTTGTTTTTGAAGACAAAAAGCCAATCGTAGGCAAACACCTCGCAGTCGAAAATGAAAGGTTCAAGGTTCAGCGGTATCACCTCCAAAGAGATTATCCAGATACCTTTCGGCAAGGACTTCCTGAACACCCTCCATGATGTAGAGCATACAAGGGAAAGCCATGCCATTCCCCCACATCTTGTACTCCGCAGAGTCCTTATGAGGAACCAGCGCACACCAATCTTTCTCGAACCCTTGAAGGGAAGCACACTCAGTAGGGGTGAGCTTTCGAGCCAGATAAATAACTTCACCGTTCTCGGTCTGTGTGGGAACAAAGAGGGTCTGGTCATTATTACATGAGAGCGTTGCGCTCTTATCTTCCTGTATCAAAGCGCCCTTACCCCCCCCCTCACAATCAGAGCGGATTTTCAAGGTGTACGGGATAAGCGCACATGGAAGATGATGGTGGTCAGGTCTGGCGGCAGCCAATGTCATCGTTACCCCCCCGTAATAGCCTGATTGTAAAAATCTGCTCCGATTGGTTCTAACACCAATGTCTCAGTACCCCCCCCATAATTACCACCAGTAGCTTTCAGAGTAATGGCTTGTTCCGTGGGTACATATTCATCATAGGAAGCCTGACCAGCAAGACCCTTACCATTCCCAGCAATCGAGAGGTTTTGGCACGGAGAGCCGAAGGTGATAACATCGACCGGCTCGATTTCTGCGCCGTTCATCTTGGTAATATCGCCAAGGTGAGCCATCTTAGGAAAACGGGACTGTGTAACAGCTTTCGGGAAAGGCTCGATCTCACTCGCCCATGCCGGGATAATACCGACCGCAGAAGCGGCAAGAGGACAAGTCCCGCTGCCATCAAACAGACTGCCTAACTTCACTTCGGCACCTCCTCTTCGATGAATTTACAACCGCACTTGCGGTAGGTGGTACACCGCTTCTTATAGCTTCGCACGAGGTACTGGATACCATCGTCCACATAATCGTAGGCAATAGGCTCACCCTTTCCCTCGAAGGTACGAGCGATACGACCAATGCTCTGAGTTATTACAGCGTAGTCTTTCTGCGGCGTAGTCAGGTACAAGCGGTCGAGCCGGGGAATGTCCAAGCCTTCTTTCGCCAGAGAGTAGGTAGCGAACAGATACCGCTTGCGTCCCTGCCGCATTTCCTCAATGGCCTGCTCCCGGAGAGCCTTGGCTTTCTTCGTGGTCATCTTCCCATCAATCATGACCGCCTGTTTTCTCAGGTCAGCAGGAAGATTGTTCATTAGATATTTCAAGTGGCTCAACCGGTCGGAAAGAATGAGGTTAAAATGGTCATAGTTTACAACGAGATCATGCATAATCAGAAGGTTTCGTTCAAAATTATCAGCGAGATAATTAACCAATTTGGCATAGATGATCGTACCGTCCGTGTCCAAAAACTCACGGCTTAGTCCTTGATGTGTGGCACGGGGTAGAACGCTGACGGTCATAATCTTGTCTTTTACCGCTTCGCCCGGCATCTGATAGGCAATCCCGCCCAGCAAGGCGTAGGTGGCGGCAATCATACCGTCTGCCCTGTGAACTGTGGCGGACAGACCGTACTTGTGCCGAGCTGCCAGAGCGTTCAGCACCTTTGAGAACTGCGTCATAGCGGTCGGAGTTCCGGCCACGCGGTGGCACTCGTCCACGATGATACAATCCCAAACATCACGGTACTGGCTCAGATCGAGATTGCACATAGTCTGTACCGTTGCGAAGGTGATTGCCTTACCGATTTGAACCCTACCTTCGGTGATCGTGCCGATCAGAGAAGGACTCATGTACTGCTCCGCTCGGCTTTTGCTCTGTACGAGCAAATCCCGTGTATGGGTCAGCCAGAGTGTCCTTCGACCTGTATCTGCCGCAACAGCAATTCCGATCTGTGTCTTACCGCACCCCGCAGGGGCTTGAAGAATACCGTAGTAGGCAGTTATCAAGGCTTCCTTGGCTTCCACTTGGTAATCATAGAGAGGAATGGTGCAGCCGAAGTCCACCTCGGTCGGTGTAGGAAGATTGACCTTCATGTGGCAATCGTCCATCGCCAACACATCATTCAGACAACCATAGGGAAGAACCAGTGTGTCGCCGTCCCATTGGAACAGGTACAACTTCTCAGGTGTGTTGCCGACCCAAAAGTGCATACGGACTTTCTTGGCGTACTCAGGATTGGGAAGAATAAGCTGCTTCTTACACCATGTAAGCAACTGCTCAGACGGGTACTCAATTCGGAGCTGATTGCCCACAGTTACTTGCATTGGGACACCCACTCTCCGAGTGTGATACCGTATCGCCTAATATCGTTGGCAGATAGTACAGTTCTCAAAACGGACAATTCCAAAAGCGTAGAGAAGGAGATAAATCGAACTTCACCGGTTATCAACCTAATTGCAAACCAGCCCTCTCCATTCCCGGTTTCCTTCCAGAGCGTCATAGCGGAAAACTGGTTTTCTTCAATACGCTCCATCTTGAAAATGTTCTTGGAACAATCCTTACAGTCAATGGGATAGCTGACACCGTTTCGAGCCGCAATCACATCGAACGGCTGACCTTGACTGTTCTGAGCGAGATTGTGCGCCCAAAAGCCACAACCCGACAGGCTCAGGCATAAGTCTCTTTCAAAGCCAGTGCCAACCTTGCGATTGACATTCATGTTTTCACTCCTTTCACCGCCCCTGACGGGGCGGGATTTACGAGATACCCGATCAAATGCAGAAGCCGAAGGACACGCCATAGGAGTTGCTGGCGTTGCTATAGTCGGCGGTGCCGTTGTTGTTCACCTTACAGAAGTCGGTGGTGTCGCCGGAATAAGGAGAACGCTCCCATCTCCAATCCCTCTCACCATTCTGCTTGCACTTGCCGTAGGGCGTGTTCTCTCGCTTGTACCACTCGTACCACTTACCCTCACCACCGCAGGAATAAATCTTGCGACCGAAGACCTCCTGCTCAGAAAGAACGAACAGCTTGTCAACGGAAGGAACCAGCATTTCGTTTTTACCGCTCTTTGCGGTGATCTTCACCACGGGCTTGATGACCGCTTTCAGATCAGCGGGAAGTTGCTTCTCGAAGAAGTTGCCGTTGAGCTTGACACGGAGATAGGAAGCGTCCCAGCCACCCTCATTGGTAGACTTCTCATTCATAGGAATGTCACCGTCAAGGGTTTCCACAGTCTCAAAGGTGATATGAACCAGACTGCCGTCCCTTGCGTAGTCATGGTTGAACCCGATGATACGGGCAGTCAGGTAGGAGCCGTCAGCCAGACGGAACTTCTTGGTATCACCGACCTCGAACATCTTGTCAGCAAGGCCGAAGGAGGAATACATATTGATCTCGTCCCAAGAACAGTCTTCCAGCTTGCAGCGCTTCGGAGAGGGGCGACCGCCGAACATGACACCATACACAGAATTAAGGTGAAGTTTGACGGTATCGGTATCCACATAGCCCGTAGGCATAAGGGTTTCGATCATCTTCTTCTGAGAAGCGATGGTTTTCTCCATCTTCTCGAACTCGTCTGCGAGTTTTGCAATCGTGCTATTCATAAAGTTCTCCTTTACAAAATGATAGGTTCTGATATAATCAGATTGAGCTTTTACGCTTGCCGTTGATGGAAGTACCAGTTCCGTCAGCGGCTCTTTCTTTTTCTCGGCGGGGCGGGATAAAACGCGCCAGACAGCTCACAGAACAACCAGAAGCAGCCAAGGCCGATACCCATACGAACCATGCCTGCGCCGAGAGCCATCGTGTCTTGCTCCACCGCACCAACTACACCCAACAGGTAGAAAAACGAAAGAAATGTCAACACACCAAATACCTTTTTCATTATCTGTTCCTCCAAACCATAGGTTTCCATTGATACGGTGTTCCGTACTTCTGCTCGTACCAGCTCTCGAACTGCTTGCGGTTCGTTTCGTCCTTGAAAAACTCTCGGACAGATCGAGCAAGGAGTGAACTGAACGCTTTGGCCTGCCCTCGTACTTCCGGGGCAAATGCACTGTCGCTCATGACACACCGCCGATCTGCCGCTCGTACCAGTCCAGAATGTCGATAGACTCAGCGATGATCTTGTCCACAGAAGGGCCGTTACGAGTTCCTGCGAGAATTGCACTCAGGACAGGGCCGTTCGTTTCAATACCTCGCTTTCGGAGCATATCAATCAGCCATGCAAACGACAGGTGATTGATGCTCAGGTCATAGCGAATTTTCTCACGCTCTTTCACAAAACCTCTCCTTTCTTTGAATTGAGAACAATATTTATTGACAACCAGTAGGCGTAATGGTACAATTTACTTGCCAGACAATTAAACCATTGACCACAGCAACCGCCGAAAAAGAAAACCTTTCGGGGGTCGGGTTTTTGTTGTCAAAATCTCTTGTTCACAATTCAGAGTATAGCAACGATTTTCGTTGTTGTCAATACCAAAACAACGATTTTCGTTGAAAATTTTAGGAGGTGCTAACTATGGCAAAAAAGAAAGTAGAAAGATCACCAGAGGAACAACTTATTTTAGATAATATTCTTAATTGCATGAACTACAAAAAAATAAGCCCTACGGCTCTCTGTGAATACTTAGGTTGTAATAAACAAGCAATTACAAACTGGAAAAATCTAAATAATAATTCTTACCTGAAACACTTACACAAAATAGCCGAATATCTTGATGTTACTCCAAATGATTTAATGGCTGACCCCGCTATTCACACAAATGATGGTGGTCTTACTAAGCAGTTACTTCAATGGTTTAATCTCTGTGACATGGAGGGTAAACTAACGATTGTACAATGTGCTTCTCAAGAGTTTAAGAGAACTCAAAAAGAAAAAACAGAAGTTGAAGAACCGGTTGCTGTCGGTTAAGGTTATTGACCTTATAGAATGGAGAAAAACACTATGAAACTACCTATCGACCTCTCCTGTTTGACAGAGGAAGAAATCTCTCAATTTCAGGAAGACCCATATACGCTTTACAACGGCGATCAGGATGTTGCTCTCTATCTTCGGTATAGCTCCACAGGTCAAAGTGACCAATCCATTGAAGGGCAGCTTCGTGACTGCCGTACCTTCTGCAAAGCAAATCACTACCGCATTGTGGCAATCTATGTTGATCGAGCAACGACCGCTTGTAAAGATGTGGAAAAGCGGGTTCACCTCATGGAAATGATTTCGGATAGTGCAAAGCAGAATTGGGAATATGTCATCGTCTGGAAGCTCGACCGTTTTGCTCGTAACCGCAACGACAGCGCAATTATGAAAATGCGTCTACGGAAGAACGGCGTGAAAGTCCTCTCCGCCACAGAACACCTCACCGACAGCCCTGAGAGTATCATCTTGGAATCTGTGTTAGAGGGTATGGCTGAGTTTTTCTCTGCCGAGCTGTCACAGAAGGTCACGAGAGGTATGCGTGAATCTGCCTTGAAATGCCATAGTGTAGGCGGTCACATTCCTCTCGGATACAAGGTGGAAAATCACAAGCTGGTTGTTGACCCTGACACCGCCCACATCGTTCAAGAAGCGTTCTCTCTTTACGCCAACGGCGAAAGCGTAGCTGACATTTGCCGAAAGTTTAACTCTGCCGGATATAAGACTGCCAAAAATACAGAGTTCAACCGCAGTAGCTTTAAGGCCATGTTCCGTAATACTCGCTATATCGGCACTTATACCTACAAGGATATTGTCATCGAAAATGGTATTCCCGCCATCATTGATAAGGAGCTGTTTGAAACGGTACAGCGGCGGCTTTCTAAGACCGCCACAGCCCCGGCAAGGGGCAAGGCTAAGGTAGATTACCTCTTGTCTGGAAAGCTGTTCTGCGGTCATTGTGGGGCTTCTATGAACGGTGAAAGCGGAGCCGGTAGACATGGCAAGGTCTACCACTACTATTCCTGTTACACCAAAAAGAGAAAACTTGGGTGTGACAAGCGGCCTTTGAAAAAAGATTATATTGAAGGGATAGTAGCCCGTGACGCTCTCAACCTTTTGACCGATCAGCTCATTGATGAAATCGCAGACATGGCAATTCGACAGAGTGAACAGGATTTAATAAACGACACGCACATTCCGCAATTAACCGCTCAGTTGTCAGAGGTCGAAAAGTCAATCACAAATATTACCGCTGCCATCGAAAAGGGTATTGCTTCCGAGACATTGATGAATCGGCTTGTCCAACTCGAACACGAAAAGAAGACCCTCAACAAAGAAATCAAAGCTGAGGAAAAATTCGTCTACCGAATTGACCGTGCCCAAATCGTATTCTGGTTGAGTCAGTTCAAATACGGGAACATCGAAGACGAAGATTTCCGCAGGCGACTCATTGATTTGCTCGTCAACTCCGTTACAGTGTGGGATGAACCTGACGGGTATAAAATCACTACCGCATATAACCTAACCTCTTGCAAAACCAAGACTTTCCGGGTAGAAAAGAACCCCGCCGCCGAAGAAGCGACAGGGTTCGATTTTGGGGAGTCTGAGTGTACCAAAAGTCCTCGAAATCGTCTGATTTCGAGGACTTTTGCTTTTCATAAGTTCCGTTTTGGGGATACCGCTTTTTTCTGACCCAAACGCCGACCCCAACGGGAGCTAAACTGTACCCAAGAAAATGGACACGAGATTTTGACCCATGGCCCCGTTCGGCGGACACGCATTTGACCCATAGGGTCAGAAGCGCCGCACCTGTGTTACGCAAAGGGCGTTCGCGGCATTCATATGCGGCTTTTGCACATGGGTATCCGAA